ATCTCGCTTCTCCTTTGCGGCCTGTTTTTGAGCCACCAAAGAATTGTAGGCGTCCATCTTCTGAGCCTCGACCAGCGCACGGGTAGAATCGCCCCCAGGCCCAAGCGGATCGAATCCTGCACGCGCTACACCAGGAGGCTTGATTGCGGGACCGGAATTCATCGCCGCCCATGCCGATGCTAAATGAGGATTTGCCGCCATTGTCCTTTGGCGTGCCGCAACAGACATTCCGTTCAGTAAATCCTGAATCCCCTTGCTGACCCCTTTGATCGAATTGGTTGCCGCCGCTCCGGCTGATGATACACGGCTTAATGATGACGCAAACTTGTCAGCATCCGCCGCCTGCTTTGCGCCAGAAGTTCCCTTGTAGTCCAGACTCCCCAGCTTGTCCTTAACGTACTGCTCCGCAGCGGCCACATCCCCCTTGAAGAGGTCCAGCGCCAGCCTGAGTTCTACTGAAATCGGTTCCATTATGTCTTTCGGTTGGCCTTTGCCTGTTCAAACAGCCGGTCGGATTCCTGGGCGGCGTATCCCTTGCCAACCCGTTGCCAGGTGCGGCCCATCATCGTCGCCTCGTTTTCTTTGGCCCACGAAAACCAAACCCAACCCTCGGCGCTGGCCATGTGGCGGCAATGCTGGCGGGACCATCCGAAGGTCGCCATAAGCCGACCGTGCTTCTCAACAATCAGACCGAGGCCGTCGCAGAAATAGGCTCCGCTACCGAGTTTTTTTTTACCACAACCTCACCATCGTCAGATTCTGTGGCGGCAGCGTCGTAAGAAAGCATCGGCTGCCAGGACCGGAGGTACTGAGCAATGCAGGCATCGGCCACCTGCCGGACGATAACTGATTCAACTCTGGAGAACTCTTTCTTGGCCGCTTTTCGGAGAGCTTCCAATCCTCCTTTGTCGAAAACGGAGTCATTCTCGTCGGGCGTATGGGTGAACAGGAATGCAAGCTGCCAACCCATCGGCCCGCGGCTTCTGTGGCTGGCAATGATCTTCTCCCAGATGGCCTCGAATGCAGCCTTTCTGGCCTCTGGATCTTCAACTTTTATGTTGGCCACCTGAAGCCTCAACTCGTTCATCGGATGTTCCAGCAGGGACAAATACTCAATGTCCCCGTCGCAACAAGCTCGCACAGAGTAGTCGCCAACTTTGATTGGGGTCCTCTGCAAAAGCGCATCCCGGACAGCGCCCGGCACCGGCTGTGACATTGCCTCTGAATTAGCCTGCTTGCGAACTTCTCCAGCGATTAGTTCTTCAGCCGGAATGCCGGTCAGCGCGGATGCTCTTTCAAGTTCCCCTGTCATATTTGGTTAGGTTCCAACGCCAGCGTAACCAGCACCCTCAATACACGTCAGGTTTTCACAGGAAATAACCCTCTGCCCCTCGACCTTGCGGGCAGCTTTGTAGTTGTTGTCAATGACAGTAGCGATGGAACTATTGGCGGTCATTGAAGCCCCGGGCCCAGTGCCCGCGATGATGTCAATGAGCGTTATCGTCCCGCCAACTGTTGGCGGAGTACTGAATGCAATTCCAGAATCAATGCAGGTTATATCCCAGACCTTGCCGTGATTCACGATAAAGCGGGTTGCCTCAACCCCATCGCCCTGTTCGACGTAAATCTTGTCGGTCTTTTGCCGCTCGTCAACCGACAGAACGATTGTGGAGGCGATGGTGTTGCCGGTTCCCCACCGGATCGTTGAACCGGACGGCTGAACCGTTACACCGGCTGATACTGAGGGCCATGTTGCCATATTTATGTTCCTTTCGTTTCTAACACTGGTAGATCGTTGTCGGTTGAAAACTCGATCAGATAGCCGTCAATGACGAGGTTCCCCAGTTGCATTGGTTTGATGCCCTTGTAATCAATCGGGCCTTCCATGTTGATTCCCTCCAAGCTCCGTATGATGTCGCGCACTTCCTCAACTTGGTCAGGAAACGGGTCAGCATTTCCAACCGTCTGAGTAAGGGTGTCGCCACGATGAGCCGCAAACCCCCTGCCGCGAGTTACAGCGACGGTCCATTGCCGGTCAACCCGGCCCATGATTGCCGCCGCCCCGAACGGGCCGCGAATCTTCTCCCCCATGTAGCAAATGAAGATGGTCGGCTTCTGACTCGAAAGTGATGCCTGGCTCCAAAGCTCTTTCAGGTTGGACACCGGAGAAGTTTTCCCGCCCAGCGGCTCCGCCCATTCCGCAATGGCCTCCCGAATCGTTTCAAGTTGTTCGGAAATGTTCATCGTGAGCTTGCCGGATAGTTCCCCGACCCGAACACGGTTGGCGTGGTAACGGGAGCCACCATGTCAAAATCCTGGCCTGCGGACAGGTCAAGGAACTGCTCCCGCTTGTTCACTGCCACCAGCATTTGCATCGCAAGCCGGTAGTCCTCAGCGAACTTGTTCTTTTCGTCCGGGACCTCCCGGCGACGATAAAGGGTGTAACACGCGATTGCGATGGCCAGAGAATTGACCGAAGCGGGAATGGGATTGAACGGAATGTCATAGACATTGCCCACCATCCGGTCAATCACTCCGCTGGCCTTGGATATGACCGCATTCAACACAGTCGAATTGAGCACGCCGGTTGCCGGGGAATCATCATCCGTTAGCGTAATCAGATCCGCCATCTGAATGTCGCCTAGCAAATCGTTTTGAGAACAGTAGGCGCTCATGCGAAAGTAGCGGCAGCTTCGCGCGGTGGGGAAGCCACGGAAGCTGCCGCAATCGACTCCACAACCTTGTCGGGTGCGGAACCGAAAAGCCCAAGCTCCCGCATTATCTTTTCCTGAGATTCGAGCGGATAGATGGCGTTGCCCGAATGCTTGAGAATCACGCTGTTGTCGCCCCAGACCTTGAACCCAAGGTCAATAGCCGTCTGGCAGAAATACCAATCCTCGGTCAGATAGCGACGATTGCCGTCAGGATACTTGTAAACACCCCGACGCCAAAGATCGAATCCGAACTGGCCAGGGTTTTCATCCACGGCGTAAACCAATTCGTCCCCCAGAACCTCCAGCATCTTCTCGATGACGTTTCGACGAATGCAGAGAAATCCCGTTCCCATGTAGTTTACTTCGGTCAGCCGGCGTGGGTCCATCTTCTCTGGCGATGGTTTGACGTTGCATACCCACTCGGGAACATCCGTCTGTTTCTTCTTCGGGTAGAACCCGCCAACGATGTCCTCATTGTGGCCGATCAGGCGCTCGATTTGGTCGGCGGAAAAGATCAGGTCTGAATCCACGAAAAGGAGATGCGTGCAGTTCGACTTCATGAATCCCATCGTCAGGTTATTCCTGGCCCTGGAAATGTCGGCATCCCCGACCAGGCGACCAAGCTGATAGTCGAACGGGGGACGATCCACGATGAAGGAGATCATCGCAGAGAAGAAATTGGGGTCCACGTTGAAAAGGACCGGTACGGCAATGAAAACCTTCGGCTTGGTGGTTTTCACCCTGACTTTGGACATCCATGCCTCAAGGCGCGGTATGAAGATGTTCCAGTCATTGGTATGGTCCGGCTCCTGGTGGGGAGGGAAATCGTGGGTCAGCCGGGCGGTTTCGCACCGGGCATATAGGCCGAGCGCCTTTGCCTTCTCGGTGAACTCGTTGTCCACGCAATACCGTTTGAACGGCGTGGGGTAACAGTACTCCATGTAGAACATTTTGGGCATCAGAGCGAAACAGGCGATATGAGCCCATAGCGGGCCATGATTCAATCCAACAACACCATCCCCATTCGGGAACCGTTCGTTGTAGAATCGGATGGCCTCTGCCAGGCACCCAGCCTCAAGTTCAACGTCATCATTCAGGAGCAGAACATGACTAGTCGCTGCCGCCACGATTCCGGCCTCCCAAGCCTTCACAGAACCCGCATCCGGCTTGCATTTGACGATGATCTGGCCGTTCAGCGAAGCGGGAAGGTCAATACCTTCCCGGCCCTCATCCACCACGATCAGAGTTCGGTCGTGTGGATGATTTAGCGCGGCCAACAATGCGCCGACCCGGTCCTTGCGGCCCCGCGTCGGCACGATGACGGTTACATCTCTGGCTTCAATTTTCCCCATATAATTGAGCTTCCCTTAGAAGAGAAGAGCCAGAGTTCCGGTTGCGTCTGCCAGATTGCCAGTGTTCGCCGGGAGGACTGTAATCGCCCGGATGAACTGCTTGCAGGACGGAGGCAGCTTGACCACCCAGGCCCCGGCGACCGTTGCCGATGCTCCCTGGACGATAACGCCAGAGCCGCCATCCGTAACGAAGTTCGCAAGCGCTGACGTGTTGGGGCCCCCAGCCGCGTTGGCGCTGGTATGCTGAAGCACTACGGTGCCGTTGACGCTGTTTCCACCCGCAGAAGCCGTCCAAGAAAACTGGACGTTGATGACTTCCGTGGTTGGATACGGTTGCGGCCCGAGGTCGATCCAGGCGCTGTTGGTCGTTCCCGCCGCACTGCCCAGCGCGATGGTGGCGATCTTGAGTCCGTCCGTGAGAATTCGGGAATTGAACGGATAATTGTTTGGCGTGATAGCCGTTAAACCTGATATAGCCATATTCGTTAGTTCGTTTCCGTGTTGAGGATGCTGTCCGTGATCTCAATGGGCCAGCCATTGAGCATGTTTGGCAGAGGCGAAAACATCGGCCTGCCCGCTGCGTCTGCCGGAACCGCTGAGCCCAATATGGTCGAGCTCGTGTTGAACACGGCGCTGCGCTTCTGCTGGAGTATAGCCTCGCTCGTGCGATTCATAAACCAGCGCAGATTGTTGCGCCGCTTCTGCGGGATCTGCGCGTAAAGCTGCTGCGCGTAGGTGTCCAGCGGCGTGGTGGGAACATTGGTCGCATCGCCTGGGATGCCAGATATTGACCAAGCCGAAAGGTTCGACCCGACGAACAGACCGATGTAGGCCTTCAGGTTGCCGACGTAGGCAAAGAATCCTTTGGTGGAATCGTTCGGGTCAGTTACCCATTGACGGAACGGAGGGCTCAGGGCAAAACTCCCATTCTTGCCAACGTCAAACCGAACGCCCTCCCTTTCGTCGCCCCAGACCATGTATGCGGAGGTGGAGTTTGCGGTCCCGGTCGTGCCTGCGGACACACTGTAGGCGAGTTGCGAGCGAATGCCGGCGAACCCCTTCGGGTCGGCGCCCGTTCCGTAGTAGAACTGCTGGCCGATAGTGATTGCGGCAGCCCTCATGGTGGCCGCTGCCTCCAGCGACCAGATGGAACCGGCTGAGGCATCGTCACCATCCCAGATTGCCTCATCCACGATCATCTGCATGTCGAGGAAAAGCATTTCCTTGATGGCGTTGGTCCAGATGGCTTTGCTGGAAGTGACGCCCTGGTTCGGACTGCGAAAGCCGCCCGAGGGCAACCCGACCATTTTGACGATCTTGTACCAGGTGCCCTCTCGCGGGTGCGCGGCGATAACGTCCCATTCCCTTGGCAGGGTGGTTACGTCGTCAATCATTCCAGTGTACTGGTCATTCCGTTGCAGGCATGCCAGATCGAATAATGTTGGGAGAATCATAGTTGTTCCTTAGTTCTGCCGGGTTTGGGCGTGGATGATTTCGGTCAGGCGAATCTCGTTCTCAGACCGGCGCTGGCGGCAGAATTGCTCCAGCTTGGATTTGCCTTCCGGCGTGTGACGGTCGAACGTCTTGCCGTCGGCGTCGATAATGGCTGCGGCGCTCTTCTTGGAAAGAGTCACTTCGCCCTTGCGGAGCTTGGCGATGACCTTTGCCAACTGCGCCGGCTGTTGGAGAATTGTGATGACGCCATCCTTGATGGTGTATAGGTCGTCATTCTCGAATGGAACAACCTTGCCATCCCGGGAGGCTTCAGCCAGGAGCGCGTCAATCTCGCCTTTCTTGGCCAGACTCAGGGCGGTATCGCGGCTCTTGGTCAGCGAGGCGAGTTCGGTTTTGGTGGCTTCGAGCTGGGTTTCAGCCGCCGTGACTTTTGCAGCCAGGGCGGTTACGGCAGAAAGGTCTGGCGGCTTCACGGCCTCAAACCGTTTCTTGAGTTCTGAGGCAAACTCGGTATCGGTAGCCGTCTCCGGCAACCCGAGCGCCACTAGCACTTCTTTGGTCATAGTATTGTTCTGTTGATGTTCTTTTGGTTTGCTGAAGAGGCCGCTCGGATTGGCGGCGGGAGAGTCCACTAGGTCCGCGCTGTAGATTTCGACGCAGCGGGCGAATTTCTTGCCTTCGATTTCCTCCGGGATGTTGGCGAAGGTAATGGAGACGCCGAAGGATTCGGGCATGGTGTCGGCCATTTCGAGGACCTTGGCGCGGTCCTCGGAGGCGTCCAGTAGATGCAGGTTGGCCCGGACATTCTTTCCATCAAGGACGAAATCCTTGAGGCGTCCTGCGATAGATTCCAAGCCCGTGCCATGATTGACCTTCACTTTCAGACCGCCCTGATAAGCGGTCGCGGTTTCCATAACCTGCTTGAGCGTAGTGCCGTCAATGAACAATCCGTGGCCGCTCGCCTCGCCTTCGGTGATGACGGAAACTCCGTAAATTACGCCCGCAGCCCTGTCAACTCTCTGGCGTGTTGAAATCGCGGAAAACTGTGCAGCTAATAGCATCTGCACAAATCCTTAGCCTGATTACGAATCCTGACAATCCGACCTTGCGGATGGTGCGGATGAAACTATTTCGGGAGAAGATCGGTTATTGCCTGCTCGGCAGCGCCGCGGATAAGCGCCTCTGCGTAAGGATCAAGCTCTTCGGACTCGTTAATCGGGAGCACGGGCCGCGGCGGAACTCCAACCTGAAACGGTCCGTCCCCGGAAACTCCATTGTGCTGGTCAGCGGCGTAGGGGCAATCGCTGAACACTCGGGCCGCTTCCGGGTCGCCAAGGTCGGCCTGATAGGATTCCTTCAGCGCCCCAGTCAGGATTTCGGTTGGCGTCGTGTTCCCGCCGTGGAACCTGTCGGCATAAGCCTTCCTCAGAGCCGGCCATTCGGTGGTGCGGTGGAGTGAGTATTCCCCGAAGTTTTCGAGCGTGATGTCCAGCAGCGCCGCCGCCATTGCGGACTGAACTGGAGACTTGATACCTTCCGCCCACTCTAGCAAGGACTCCCCAAACCCATCCAGAGAATCCAGTTGCAGGGTGATGTTCACGAATCCAACGCGAACTGCTTCAGGAACTCAGAGTAAGACAGCGGCAGGCTTCCGGTGTCCACCAGATCTCCATTCCTATTCCTGGAGGTGAACGCGATATACTTTACGACCTGCCCCGACCGATCATTCCCCGGCTCCGCTGTCGCCTTGTAGGTTTGTGCGCGGTGGTACTTCTGCATGAGCAGGGTCGTGTATGGCCGCTTGTCTCCTTGACCGCGCTCAGTCGGGTAATGGGACACCAACTCCCAGAAGAACTCCTTCGAGTTGGCGTGCGGCTTCTTCGTGACCGGATCAATGCGGACGAAGTGCTTGCCGTAGAGCCCGGCAATCTTGTCCTGAATTGCATCCGACATTTCATCCACCCAGACGGGCGATTCCAATGTTGCTTGTTCCATAATTTATGATTTTTCTAATTGCGATGAGTGACCGGCCATCTTGTGATGGTAAATGTCCGTCTCCAGAATCCACCAGTGCGCCCGGGGTCCAGACCCGAGCTTTTGTGCCGATGGGAAAACTCCCGTCCGGCACATCCTCTCCACCGTATCCAACGAAATCGGGTAAAGGTATTTTCGATACCGAGCGACCACGGAGGCCGGAATAAGTTCGGGAGTTTTTGCCGGAGTCCCCATAATCAGGTCAACGTCGAAAACCCGGATTCAACCCGCCCATCTGGGACTCGGTGTATAGGTCTTGAAACGCCATCGTCATCATGTCGTCAGCAATACAGGCGTAGTAAACCGGCTGGGAATAATCCTGATTGGGCGAGACGATCAATTCGCTGGGCCGGTCGGGATTTGGCTTTGAGAACCATTGCCGGGGCACCGAGAACCATCCGGTCTGACCGCTGACCGATACCGGCTGAGGCGTGTCGTTGAAGTTTCGACCGAAGACGATTGGGATGATGGCCCTCATTGAGTGCTCCGCTGGTTGCCGTCGCCGCCCGGATTTGCGTCGGGAAGAATCCGGCGCTGAATCCCCATGCCGAGCCGCTGGCCGGCATAGACAATGCCCTCGTCAGTAAGCTCGTAACCGCCCGCTCCCAACTGCTGCATCGTCTGGCCAAACACCTTGGCGTCGGCCATGCTCATCCCGCCCCAGTAAGCGCAGCAACGCCCGCGATAGCCATTGACCCGTAGGATTTGATCGAAAAGCTGGTGGCGCAACGTGTCCGACAAATTGATGTTGTCGTACATCCTCAGATCGTCGCGTACGTGTTCAGCTTGCTCACTGGCGCCGCTGCCCATCCCGGTCGGGCTCGGCTTACTGCTGAGGGTCTGACCCACGACGAGCTTGGACGTTTCCGCGTTGAAATACTCGCTGAAAATCTTGTGCGCCGTGCTGCCGTCCACGCCTGCCATCGTCGCCCATTCAACCTCGCCCCGCTTGTCGATCACCATTCCACCGACGCGCAAGGCGGTGGCGAATGCGGCCTGCATGTCGGCAACCGCCTGCTTGTTCGATGAGTCCACCTTGCCCACCGGAATGGGCATCCCATACTTGGCCATCATCAAGCCCCAGGCATCCCGGTCCATCGTGGCCATGAGCCAGTTGAACGTCAGCGCCCGGAGGTGCCCACCGAAGTTCGGGGGTATGCTGGGAGAGAGCAGGTTGCCGCGATGGATGATGTGAAGATTCGGGTCGGGGGTGTAGACGTCAGACAACGAATACAAGGTCCTGCCGTCCGGCTCCGTCTTGTAGAACGTCAACCAATTCTCCCATGCATCGGCGTCGAACAGGCTGGCGCCGTTATGCTTACCTCCAATGCCGGGCTGATAGGGCACCTTGAAGCAGAGCAGCGTGTAGTTCACCGGGGCTATTTCCTTCAGCCGCATCCGCTTCAGGTATTTGAAATTGCCGCTATCAGCCAACCCGACTGGTTCATAAATCTTCTCGGCAACCGCCAGGGGCCAGAGCGTGGCATCGCAGAGGTGACTGAGGCCAACGTGCCAGTTCCGGCAGTTATCAATCGCTTCGCCTATCACCTTGACCGCCTGCTTATCGTCGGCATCGTTCGGGTCCACCGGCAGGAGGTGGAGCGGCTGGCCGGTGATGACGGCCCGGCGCTTTCCCCACTCCGCTTGCAGGTGCGTGTACCCGGCGATCATGTCGCGGAAGATCGTGAACAGCATCCACGTCTCGCCGCGCTCTGCGGCCCGCATGGCGGCATTTATCCTGGCCACGTCAACCGTCTGGCCAAGATACTGAGTTTGGCTCAGGCCGGACTCGCGGGCGACTCGGTGGAAGGCGACGGGCTCGGCTGTGAAATCGCTTTTAGAGGCAACGGGCTTGGCGGGAGAAGTTGTAACGGGCGGCTTCCAGCTTTCCCAAATTTCCCGAGCGCGCTTGAATGTGATTGCCATTCAATGCAGAATTTGCACCAAGTGCAGAATTTGCACAAGTATTATTTTTCATGCCAAAATCACACATTCAGAAAAATATAGTGAGATTTATTTCTTGGGATTGTCGCGTCATGCAATATGACTTACAGCATGAAAGCAACTATTGAAAAAATAAATCCAGAATTGGCTAAATCCTGGCTTGAGCAGAATGTCAACTTTCGCAACCCGCTAGAGCACCATGTTGAAAGGATGGCGCGCGACATGCGGGATGGGCATTGGGATGAGAACGGAGAGAGTATAAAATTCAACACCAAAGATCAACTTGTTGACGGACAGAATCGACTTCTCGCTTGCATTAAGGCGGGCAAGCCGTTTGTGTCGGTGGTTGTTTATGGGGTTAATAAGGACCTCAACATCGACATTGGGGCAAAGCGGTCATTTGCCATGTACATCAAACATCATGGTTGCTCGAAATATCAGAACGATATTTCCGCCGCAGTTCGAGTCCTTTTCGGATTCAGAAAGGGAACACCATTGAGTTACCTCACCGGAAGCGCCGGGTCACTAAAAGCCACAAACGAGGAACTTATACGGCTCTACAAACAGGACAAGGACAAATTGGATATTGCCGCAGACGGCATAGTAAACGGGCATAAGGGAATCCTGCCAGCGTCTTTATCCATCACCCTGAGCGTCCTATTTTCGGAAAAGGACGCAGACCTGTGCGCCAAGTACTTTGGAGCCCTTTTGGGGGACTTGCCATTTTCGACAGATGATCCAATTATGATTCTCAAACTTCGTCTTTTGGAAACGGCCCGATCCAAATATAGAATGACCAGGGCTCAGAAGGCCGCCCTTAGTATTATTGCTTGGAATCATTGGAGAAGAGGAACCGCTTGCAAAATACTTAAATGGGCGGAATCTGGTCCATCCAAACAGGATTTCCCAGCTATTGAATGAAAACGAGAACGATGGAAAAGACTTCGGAAACTTATGCTTGGTTAAAGCATCAGGTAGTTGTTTCCGAAACAAGGCCGCTGGCGATTCCTCCATTCGGAACCGTTCCGGTATTGCGGCTGCTTGGTTTTGGCTCAACTCCTGAAGAGGCCGACGCGATGGCCAGGCGCTCATCTCATTACCCGAAAGACAAACCAGCCCTCAAACAAAATGCTTGCGGCGAAAGCCATTTATGATGAATGACTTCCTGAAATTAGAAGACAAAACTCGATGTCCGTCCTGTGGATATAAGCATCGAGTTCCTGTAAACGGAAGTTGCAGTGGCTGCGGAGTCCGCTTGTTTCCTACAACGGATCCGGACTTTAGGCGATTCACAGAAGAAACTGGAATTCGCCACTTTTTCGCGTTTCACAATATTGATGGCTGGAAACATGCGGATCACTTTCTGATTTCGGATGCCAAGCCATTGCATCGCAATCCGAGCATCAATCCAATTCCGAAGAACTACGGTCGCAAGACCACGCCGGGAGAAGTCGCCGGTCGCGGTGGTAAAATCTCAAAGCGAAAACGGGAAAGGTTACTGGCGTGAAACTCCTCACCTTTTGCTCTGATTCCCACGTCGGCCTCCTGCGGGATTTCTTCATGCCGAGCTTCTATGCCCACCCGGAAGGATTCGACTCGCTCGTAATCGCCCGCATGGAGCAGGTCTGTCCATCGGGCGGATACAAGACGCCGGGCTGGGACCACTTCTTCCGCGCGAAGATAAACCGGGTAATTGAGGAACTTGAGGCCACGAAACATGGCGACTTCCTTTACTTGGTTGACTGCGACGTGCAGTGGTTTAATCCGCTTCCCAGTGGAAGATACCTTGATATTGATTTGGCCGGACAGGATGATGGCGCTGGTGGATTCTGTCCGGGGATTGCGCGGATCAGGGTTAGTAATCGAATGCGCTCTTTTTGGAAGGCGCTCCTCGCGCGAGTCGAAAACTCTGACCGGGACGAACAGTTCGCCATAAACGACTTGCTTGCTGCCGCGCCGTTTCGATGGTCGTTCTTTCCATCAGATCAGGTCTGGTCAACCCGGTCCATCTGGAAACTGGGCGACCCAATTCCTGAAATTCCGAAAGGCATAGTCGCCCATCACGCCAACTGGACGCACTCGGTTGCGGACAAAGTTGGAATTTTGACCGCCGTTAGAAATGCAGTTCTGAGCCGATGACCGTCCATGAAACTCACCAAATTACCGAATGGAACGTATATTGACGCACGTACGATCTTGAAAATTTCCAAGTCAACGATGGTCATGGGCGGCCATTGCTTTCATACCCTGGATATATCACATAATGATGGGACTGAGTTTCTAATGTTCGATGATTCAAAACAAGCCTCAGAAGTAGCAAGGGAATTGTCGGAATACGCAAACTCCGTATAAGAATCAGCTATACCCTCCGATGAAGATTTCCGTAGTTTATGCCTACCCGCCGAATGCCGGCGTCCAGTATCCGCTCTATGCGCTTCGGTTTGTAAGGAGTTATATTTCGTTCCGTCCCGGCATTGAACACCAGACCGTAATCGTGCTGAGTGGCGCTCTGGTTACACCCGAACACGTCTCGCTGTTTAGCGAGCTTCCAGATGCGGAGTTCATCTATCACAACAATTCCGGCTGGGACATCGGCGCATTCCAACTTGCCGCATTGCTAGCGCGTCCATGCGACATGATGGTGTTCTTCGGGGCCCCGACAACCTTCCGGCGCGAAGGGTGGTTGAAGCGCATGGCCGATGCGTGGGAAGCGAACGGGCCGGCGCTCTACGGCGCATCTGGGCACCACGGCAATGCTTCCTGGGGGATCTTCCCCCACATCCGCACAACGGCCTTCTGGTGTTCCACTGACCTGATGGACGAGTATCCGATTCGGATTGTCAGGCCGGAGCAACGCTATCCATTCGAGCATGGTCAAATATCCTTCACACTATGGGCCAATGACCATGGAGCAAAACCGTGGGTCGTTGGCTGGAATGATGCTCGACCCCTCGAACTCCACGACGTAAACTCCAATCACTACCGACCCGATGATCCGGCTGAATTGCTGGCGTGGGATCGGTGGACCGAAGATTTCTATGCCAACCACTGAAGACCAATTTTATCAGGATCAGGCTTCGATACCGTTCATTCAGGCTGGGGGAGCGATCAAAGCGGAGCATTGCCGCATGAAGAGCTTCAGGTACTTTTTGGAGATCAACAGTCAGTGCAATTTATTCTGCCCCACTTGCACGAAGGGCAACCAGAAGGGCTACGAGCACCAGACCGGGCTGATGGACCCCGCCCTGATGGAGAAGATCATCGACAAGATCAAGTCCGAGAACCCGGAGGCCATCGTGTTTCTCTACGGCAATTCCGAGCCGTTCATCCATCCCCGGTTGGCCGAGTGCATCGCCTCGGTGAAGCGGCGAGGTCTCAACTGCCAGCTTTCCACCAACCTCAATTTCATCCGCAACGTCGATGGAGTCCTGGCAGCGAAGCCGGACATGATTATCATTAGCCTCTCGGGATTCACCCAGGATGTGTACGTCAAAGGCCACGCCGGCGGGAATATCGAGAAGGTCAAGGAGCACATGAAAGTCCTGGCGGAAGCCTACGCCAAGACCGACAAGGCCACCGCCATCTCGGTGAATTACCACGTGTACACCGACAACGGGCACGAGATCGCCCTGATGAAGGAATACGCCAAAGGCTTGGGGATCGGATTCTTCACGTCCTACGCCCGGGCGATTTCAATGGAGAACGCCATTCAATACAACCGCAACCTGGACGCGAACACCACTCCGTTCGAGATCCAGCCGGGACGCCCCGATCTGAACGTGGCGCTGCCGCCTATTGGCCAAACCTACATCGACGCCATGAAGCGGCTGGTCATTCCCCCGAATAAGGCCCCGGAGATGTTCAAGGATTTCCCAACGCACTCGGTCTGCCCAATCGGCTGGATGTTTTGCTTCATTCGGCACGACGGCAAGACGGAGATGTGCGCGTGCGTGGCCGACCGGAGGCTGACGCTGGGGGATTACCTCGACAACACGCAGGACCAACTCATAGAGCAGCGCACCGGCCACGCCATTTGCCTGCAATGCACCAAGTACCGCCTGCGCTATTACTTCCACATGAGCCACCCGGATCAATACACCAAAGGATAATATGTATCACTTGCACACCCACTGCCGAGCTTGCGACTACGGCAAGCCCGGCGCTCAAGGCATAAAGTCTGCGCCCACCGACAAGCTGATCGAGGTGTTTGATTTGGGCGTTCAGAGTTTGGCAAACGATTTCGTGCATGATGGCGAGCCGCACGCCGGATACGCCCCGCTCAAAGTCCTGTTCTGCCCGCAATGCTCGCTGGCGCAGCTTTCCGTCGTGGTTGACCCGAAGGTGCTGTATTCGCACTACAGCTATGTCACCAGCCCATCCCAGATGATGCGCGACCACTTCATCCAGATTTTGAGCGACATCAAGGACGAAGCGCCCGAGGCCAAAACCGTGCTGGAAATCGGAAGCAACGATGGACGGCTGTTACACCTCATGCGTAACAATGGATACTCCGTACAGGGAATTGACCCGGCGCATAATCTGACCGAGATTGCGAGGGCGACTGGAGTGCCAACGCAAACTGGATTATTTGGAGAAGACCTCGCCCGAATGTTTCCCGATTACGACATCATCATCGCCCGTCACGTCTTCTGCCACGTTGACGACTGGCACGACTTCATCCGGGGACTGGAGGCGCTGTGCCACCAGGAAACGCTCATCTTCATCGAGGTGCCCTATGTCGGGGATACGCTGGAGAAGTGCGAGTTTGATACCGTCTATCACGAGCACACATCATACCTGAGCATCCGGGCTACGGAGGCGCTGCTGAAAGGCGCGTCCTTGAAGATCCACTGCATCAAGAAATACAGCATCCACGGCGGGGCCATTGGGATCATGCTGCGCACGACCGAAAGCACCGCCCCGATCATGGGCAACACCTGGACGGACAACTTCACCGTCGAGTACTGGAAGGCGTTTGCAGTCACCGCCAAGGAACAGATTTGGAAACTCACTGACACCGTGCGAAGCCTCACCGCCCAAGGAAAGCGCGTGGCCGGTCTCGGGGCTTCCGCCAAGTCCACCGTCTGGATCAGCGCCTGCGGATTCACCCGCAAGGACATTGCGTTCATCGCGGACAACACTCCTCAGAAGCAATACACGTTCAGCCCAGGGACGGATATTCCGGTGGTCGATGAGGGGGCCATTCTTAGGGAGTTGCCGGATTATGTGGTGATGTGGGCTTGGAACTACCGCTTGGAAATTCTAGAGAAGTTCGAGTTGGCCCGGAAAAAGGGCGTCAAGTTCATAATTCCCGTTCCTGCCGTGGAGATCGTCTAATCCGTCAACATCGACTGCGAACCCCAAGCTGAAATCGCCGCAGGCTGGCAGAACTTTAAAGACCCTCCGGGCGACGTGGAACAAATAAATCGGGCGCAGTCGAGTGCGTCATCGCCCCCGCTATCATCTTCCGCCGAGGCGTCCATTTTCTCGATGTCCTCTGGTTTCTTCTCGTGATGCTGAGCCAGCGGAATCTGCCCAATCAACTCCTTGCACCGCTCATGGATGAACATTGTTGGCCTAATTCCCTTATCCGGGTCGCCCAGACGTGCCAGCATCTTCGCCCAGCCATTTATCCTGTCAATCTCGGCTTCAACCAACTGAATCCCATTTTCCGAATAAGTATCTGAAATTGTGGTCCCATCCTCTTTAGCGGAGAAACAGTCTCTGCCGGCAGCTATAAACTCCAAATCCGAAGGTTTCAAGTTCCGGGGACGTAAAATCGCAAAGATCGAGGATGTATGATCCGAAATCTGCATTTGCGATGCCGAGTGCTCGTCTAGGAAAATCAGGTTCCCATCCCGGTCCTCGCCTGCCAGAAGGAAAACGCTCGGATGCGTCCACCCGTAATCCAAGCCCGCATACCACCGGACAATCTTCCGCTCGTCAAACGTCCTCAGAACATGATCCGACTCGCTCCAGGTCGTAAAGAACTGACCGGCCTGAAAATCTGGATTCCCCTCTAACCAGCTCTGGCGCTTCCATCCAACCAGACTTTCAAGGAATTTCATGTATTCCTTGTCCAAATGTTTGTTGTCGTAAGGCCGGGCCCGGATGAACTTTGTTTTCCCCTGCGTCTTGTTTGAATAGGGATCCCAGAAAAATCGCTTCACCCATCCGTGGCCCACTCCGCCCCAGTTCCATGACGCATAGAGCCGCGGGCGCCATCCCTCTTTGCTGGTTCTGAGGCAGGACAACAGGTTTTCCACCTTTTCCTTGGAAAGCGTCGTCAACTCCTCAATCACCATTTCGTCATATTCCTGGCCCAAATAGTTGTCGATCTCCTTTTCATCCTTGAAATGGCCAATAATGATGCGAGACCCGTTCTCGAAGGTCATATCCTTGCCCTGGCGGTAATTTGCCTTCAGCCGGCCAAACACCTTCACCCTCATGTCCTCGAACTGCTCCTTGGCTGCCCGGCCTACTTTCCTAAGATAAAGCACCTTCAACCCTGGAAACCTCTGGCAATCATCCGCCCCGCACTGAGAAAGCAGCGCAAATGACTTTCCCGGCCCTCTAGGTCCTCCAAACCCAACATAAATCGGACCGCCATCGAAATCGCACGCCCTGGCCGCCGCCGCGAATTCTAACTGCTTTTCTTGCAACCAGATGCCCGCCGCCTGCAAATTCACCATTTGCTGCTGCGGACACCCCAGAGCGGCCCCGGCCCTGAAATAATGCGCCCCAGCCCATTGTAGCGGCGTTGGATTCTTTATGCCGTGCTTGAGAAAGACCGCCTTCTCTTCTGCTGTGGCGTTGGCGAACGGGTCAATCTTTGGGATTTTTGGCATCAGCGAGCATTTTTTACGAAATCGAACCTATTCAGAAATTCCGATAGCGGCCCAAGCCAAGATGCTTCAAATCCTTCACTGACAGTTACGACCTCAGTTATACCGCCTGGCTCTTCAGAGGACAATACGCCAACCACCTTGTGCAGAATCCCCGGGCTTCCTGGAACTTCCCTCCACCACTGCCCTTGCTTTGGTTTAACTTTCACAGCTCAATCGTGCTTGTAATCCGCGTCCGGCATATTCCCACCGCCTTTCACCCAAATGGCCGCCGACCGCGGCAATTCATCGACCGGCGCTACCGGCGCCACTACCCTCGGCCCTGCCGTGCCGTAAAGCTTCACCTTCCTCTGATCCGACTTCTGATACGATTTCTCCTTCACCACCTCCGAACTGGCCTCCACCGACGCTTCCAGCCATTTCCGCATCCAGTTGCTGATTGTCAGCCTCTCCGCCCGAGCCGACGCCTCCCACCGCTCCTGCTGCTCAGGATACACCCGGAACTGCAAAATGATGGTCTTGTTGCGGCCCATGACCTATTTGTACTACAAACCCCCAGGGACGCAAGAAAATAATCTGTTGACAAGTTTAGAGACATGTGCGAATTGTTCGCCATGATGATCTTAGCCATCCAAGAATCGCCCGTTCTGGGCGGGGGAGCGCCGCTCCCGCTAAGACCGTCCAGAACCGGCGATTTTGCTTTCTCCCTGTGAAACTCACCCCCGAGGAGCAATCCGCCCAAATTTCCGAGCGCAACAAAGACCCGCGCTGGCAATGGAAGAAGTTCGCTCGCGGCGGGAAATCATCCGTTCTCAAGTCGATGGGCTTAATCAATCAGTCTAAACTCGACGCACACTTCAGCTTGGTCGCCACCTCAAAACCAATTTTATGACCGCTACCGACATCATGGTGGCCGCGCATGGGAGTCCCGGTTCATTCCGGCGACGTGGCGCGTTACGTGCCCTAAAGGCCAAATTAAACCGCGCAATCCAGGTGGCATTGACTACTCCTTGCCTTTACCTCAGCCCTCAGTGGCAGCGCCGCCTTACCGCACGCCTGCTCAACTACGCGCCCACCGAAGCTCTCCGTGGGTTATCTCCGGCCAGAGGACTAACCGTTGCTGTGTCCCTCGACACAACCGCCGCCCAATAGTTACCGGGCAACTGCACTGCGGGCCTGATAAGCCCTGAAAGCGGCGAAACCCCAAATTCGGGGCCATGCCATGCCTTAACACATCCAGCCTTCGAACAATCCCGCTGATTACCCATTCGAACAAACTCGGGTTTACAGACCAGAAAATTGACGGGATGGAACATTGTTCCGGCGGGGGTGCCCCGGCTGCTTGTTTTCGACTCGGCGTGCCATGAGGCCGGTCCACACGATGCTGGACCTGCTTGGCAGCCTGCCCTCTGGACCATCAAGAGGCACGTCGTGGCCTTGGGGCAACCATAGCGGATTGGTCATGTATTGAGCATTACGCATAAGTGCCTATGGTTCCAGCATTCGCAATTGAATATAAGTGACATTGTGCGTAATTGTCCTACTTCTGGACAGTCTTAGGCGCGCTCTCTGTTATCTGCTTGGCTTGCACGTCCACCACTTGGCCGGCGTCGGGCTTGGCTTGTGGGAAGGCGAGGTCTATCCAGACGTTTACCGTGGCAGGCGCTTGGGCTTGCTGCTGGCTTGCCGCCTGGGCTTGCTGCTGGCCGAACCTTGCTGGGTCCATGATGCCCAATAGACGATCACTTGCGCGCCAATCCGCCCGCTTGTGATTGCCAACACCCGCAGCGCCGTCCTGGATATTTTTGATGCACGACGCCACGTGGGCCGCTCTTACCCGCGAGAGTATGTTGTCGTGTCGGCGGGCATTTGACTGGACACTCTTCCAATGAAACCAGGCTACGGGCTTTATTCCAAGGTGGGCGCAGGCTTCCGTTTCGGTCATACGGCAGACCGTAAGGAGCTGGGCTATGGATTCCGCGTCGGCGGGTGTGATGCGTCGTCTGGGGGCATTTGGTGGCGATTGTGGGGGCAATGGTTGGACGGCGGCAACGGCATTGTCCCCGGGTTCGGTGGCTGTAACCATGATGGGGAAACGGTAGTCCTGTGCTGGTGAGAGTCAAGGCTATTGGGTGTATTTGGGTGAATACACCCAAAACAGGTGGGTGAAAGTCCCCAGTGTGGGTGAATACACCCAGTCTCAAAACGGGACAGATTGGCAGAATGCTGAGGTAAATCTCAGTTATTCGGTTGGCGCGGCAATAGCTTATGTGTGATGCAGATGAAGCAGCAAGAATCAAATTCTCAAACCCGTCGGCCGGCTGGCGCGTGTGCGCTGGGCTGCTTCATCTCTTCCCGCGTGTGCGAGTCGGCTGGCCAACCGATTGGAGAGACGAAAATAAATATGCAAACATACTCTGACTACAGCGGTGACACCGGATTGGGCTTCGGAATCTCGTCGGACTACGAGGACGCGCCCGAACTCCGCAGAGCTTCGGACGTGGGGGGGTCTGAAATCTACTTCCGCTGCGATGACGACACCTGCGCCACTATCGAGTCGGAAATCGCCAGCGACGACCAATGCGGCCCAGACGATGACGGTCCTGACGGCTCGGATAGCGGCCTCACTCAATTCTGGGGGCATGTGGAGCGCGTGATCCGCGCCAACTGCGCCAAAGATGTGTGGGACAGCGAAGACGAAATGCTCAGATTGGTCAACAAAAGAACAATATGAAAAACAAAATGACAGTGATGGAAGCGGCTGAGTATTGCCTGCCTTGCTACGCCCTGTATCCGTGAAGCAGGAACAACTACAATTTGAGGCTGGCAGCGGAGCAATCCGACAGCATGGCGCCGAGTGTGACCTTGACGCGTTAAGGCCCCATGTTGAAGCAAAAGCCGTAAAAGCGACCCGGCCTGCCAGTCTCTTGGTTCACGTCCATTGCGGCTCTTGCGACTGGGACGGCATGGGCGACCCGCAAGACGCCTGCTATGGTTGCCAGGAAATGGACAGCCTGCGCGAGGTCCACCCCGATGACGAGCGCTGTATCCATTGCGGGCTTCGGGCGACAGAATGCGAGTGTGATGAGTTATGACTGACAGTGAGAAATTCCAACGCGCAGTAGAAGCTCTGGTTTATATTGCCTCAAGGACACACGAGAATATTCCTGGTTTCGACGAAGCGCGGAAGATGTCCACCATGGAAGCTTGGTGGCATTCCTACATGGTTCTGCGTACGCACGCGCAAAACACACTGCGAGAAATTGAGCTTCTGCCGAAAGCGTAATTTATGAAAACCGTAGCCGAATTTATAGCCGACTGGAAAGTGTACGGCGACGAAAAGGAGTTCGTGGCCGCGCTTTGGCATTTTCAGTCAGAGGCTTATGCGGCGGGTGTCGAGCGAGACCTCCAGGAAATCGAACGTCTTCGGAAGGAACTTGAACTGGAAAAGATGAGGCGCGACCGGCTGAAGGAAGTTCTGCGAGACCTGGTGGAGTATCTGGACCTGACGCACCTTCCAAAGCAGGATAGCTCGCTAGGTATCAAGTGCGACCGCGCCCGAAAAACGATTTCCGGCAATTCCGCCGGGAAGTAACAAAGGAAAACGTAGATGAGCAAAATTAAAATGACGGTGTTAGAGGCGAGCCAACTGGCCGACAAGTGCGAACAGCTATTCCGGCGCGCGGCGCTGGCGTGGGAGCGCGGCAACAACTCGGGCAGCTCGTTGGCACTGGACCGGGGCAACGGGCTTTGCGACAAGTATCGTACGCAAGCAGAGGCATTGCTTAAGCCGCTGGGCATCGTGTGCGATTATCCAGGGCTGTATCCGTCCTTTAAGACTCGCGGCGGGTTTACTGAGTATGCGTGCCTGTCGGCAATCTCGCGGGCGCTGTCAGGAGGCAAGGCGTGAAGATTTGCAAAGTCTATTTGCGCCAGAGCGGACCGGACACTTTCCGCGTTGCTCGATTCAGCAACACGACACAGCTATCAGTTGGAATGGAAGTCCCCCGCGAACGTGTTGCGGAATGGTGTACCATGAAACGGGTGAACGTTGACATCATCGGGGCAGTGGAGGATGAAACAGAAGAAACGCTGGAATTGCCGCCGGTAACGTCTCAAGACGTGCAACGCGTAGATGCTTTGCAGCTAGCGGCGCAAACAATGCAGGATACTGGCCCCGGCGAGAATCCCTTTTGAAAGGAAACACCATGAAACGCAAATTGAAGATTGAAGCAAATTCGGATTGCAGCAAACGCTACAAGCACTGCCCGCCGTCTAAGGTTAGACTCAAAGGCCAGTGGTTGCGCCAGCTTGGATTTGAGCCGGGGCAGTACGTGGAATTGACCGTAATCAGCCGAGGCGTGTTGGAATTACGCCTCTGCTGTTCCAATCCTGCCCCGCCATCGGCTGAATTTGGAATTGCAGCCATGCGGCTGGATCACGCTATCGCGGCGGATGAGGCGCGCCGAAAGGCGGGACTGTGAGCGCGCAACCATCGGCATTCATTTCCGACACCCCGGAAACCGACCAAGCGGAGGCGCTGCCTATTGGCTTCTGGTCGTGCGCGACCGTGACGGGCGAATTTGCGCGAAGGCTCGAGCGCGAGCGCGACTCCCTGCTGGCCGAGCGCGACCGGCTGAAGCTGTTATTGAAATTCGCCGCTGATCGCCTGCGTTGCGCAAACCTGGTGCGAACACGGAAGCAGGGCCAGCTTGCAACCGGCGATCTGGAAGCCGCCCTCTCGGAAGGGGGTAAGTAATGGTCTCCTCCCCCGTCAAGCGTGTCAGCGTCGAACCCTTGGACGGCTCATTCGGTGCCGACCGTGGCCGCAGAATTGTAGTTGCGTTCGTTCCTGGCCGCGAGGGCATTCCCGACCGTCTGGAACTTCGCCCGCTCGGAACCCGCCGCGCCGAAAGCCTGGCTGTGGTTGACGTGTACCGCTACGCCCTCCGCTGCCGCGTGGGCCGCGACCTCCTGGAGAGAGCCCGCGCCCGCAAAGCAGCCAAGGCTGTGAGGCTCGCCGCCCAGCGCCAGCAACGGGCCGAGCGCCGGCTGGTAATAACTAAGAAATTGGAGTAGATTGATTATGAATCAAGCAGCAAATGTTCTCACGGTAGCCAACACCATCGCGGAGCAGATTGGCTCCCGGGCGTTCTTTATGATGGGCACGCGGCAGAAGTGGGGGGATGCTGATTCCCTGCGCTTCGACATTCGCGGCAGCGTGCGGGGGAACAAGGTCGTCGTGACTCTTGACGCTTCCGACACCTACACTGTGCAGCTTTTCAAAACTCGCGGCCTGGCCTCGCGCCTGGTGGTTGAGAACAGCGGTGTTTACAACGATGGCCTGCGGCAAGTGATTGAGGGAATGACGGGACTCGCGCTAAGCCTATGAACACCCCCGCCCTTCCCCCGCCCGAACTGCTTCACGTCGAGCGCGACAACTCAGAAGTCTATATCACCGTAAGCGAAGGACTGGAACGGCTCTGCACCATGAGCCGGCCTAGAGAAGCGCAACGGATTGCGGATGCGCGGATGATTGTCCGGGCGTGCAACCAGCGCACGGCGATGGTCGAGGCGTTGCGCGGTTTAGTCGCAATCGTTGGGAAATGCGAAATCACCGGAAGGCTGATCGAGCATGAAAACGATGTGTACGCCGCAGCGCGCCAATTGCTGGAGGAGTCCCAATGACTGCGATGAAACGACTTTGGTTTTGGTTGACCACCAGCATTGATTGCTCGTGGTGCAAGCACAGGGTGCGTCAAGCGTGGATACCCTTGCCGGGCCGTCGCCTGACAGACTCAATACGACTGCCCCGTGTATCGCACACGATCTGCGCGAAGTGCAGTTCAGCTATTTTGAGCAAGTATGATTAACACCAACCAAGAAAGACACCAATGAAGAACGCAAAACTACTAGCCATATCCAACGAAGCCGCGCGAAACCTGTGCGCTCTCGTTAAAGAGAACGAAGAAAAGCTCCCCGAAGCGTGGGATTCTTGCGCGGAAGAGGCGCAGGCCAACGAGACCGCGCCGAAATTCAAGCTCGCTCTGTCCATCACGCTGGACCTCGACGGCGACAAGATGACCACCGACCTGTCCTGGGGCGTGCGATACAAGGCCACGGCGGAATGCGCCATCCCTGACCCGGACCAAGGCAAGTTGCCGTTCAAAGGAGTGGACACCATCACCATTTCAACGCCGGGCACGGACCCGGTGACAGTGACCGCGAAGCAGTTTCACGACTTCGCAAACGGAAAGATCAAAACGGCGAAGACGGAGGGTGACAAGTGATTACGATTGCACCCGGATACCGAACTGGAGAGCGCTGGTTCAAAACCATCGAGGAAGCGCAGCAGAATGAACTGCTCGCCCTGATGGGGGCAGAAAATTCTCCCACCGAATCCGACACAAATTCAGCAGCTTGGATCGTCGCTCACACTGACGAGGTTGTGGCCATACTCACCTGCCAACCGAAGTCCAAGAAACCGCGCAGCGACAAGGGCAAGAAAAGGTCGCCGAAGACGCCGGCCACGGAGGCCGCGTGAAGACTCGAAGCTGGATTGTGACTCTGGAGTGCGTCGTCACGAAAGAGATCATTACCCACGAATGCACTCACGCGAAGGCTCACGATGAGCCGTTCGAGGTAGCCGATTATGAGAATGAAACCGATCAGCGAGAATGGAAAGTGATTTCGGTCGAACCCAACGAATGAAAACATCACATCAACGAAAAACCAGCCCGGACGCGCCGCACTACGAAGCGTCCGGCGTCGTGGCACGAACCTCGCAGGGACAGCACGCGGCGCTGCCCGACGACGACGCCAACCCCTACCGCCTGACCGTGTTCACCAACACCCCAAGCGAGTCCCTGAACCCCGATCCCGAGGTTTGGACGCTGAGCGATATGCTGGTGCTGCGCTTTTATCCTGGGATGAACGAACTGCTGAACCGGAAGCTCTACGCGATTCGCTTCTGGCGACCGGAGCCGCCGAAGCATCTGGAACTGTTATGACCCCCGCCGAACTTGCCGACCTCACCGCCCGGGCTGAGCGTCTGGATCGCATCCTCCGCGCCCTGCGTGCGTTCAAGGACTGCCGCTACGAACTTGATGTCGCCGCCGCTGAGCGGGATTTGCAGGCGGCGCTGGCCGGCGATCCGAATGCCGAGCGCCTTCCTGCCAGACGCGCGGAGGACGGAGGATAAAGTGTGAAAATAGTGCTTGCTGATGCGGACTGAGTGTGGGAATATGAATGCGTGACCGTTCTTAAATCCGAAGATTCAACCGTGCCGTCTCGCGGGACTCCTCTCGCTTCCCAGCGGACGGTCACAACCTGCGTTGGCGGCACGATTGAGTTTTCATCCAACGGGAGGCAAATTGAAAAATACATTCGATCCTGAAGAGTGGAGAACGCCTAATAGCTACGGGCCAGACTTTAAGCCTCTTCCATACGGCCCTGGGCTTTATTTATTCGCAAGCCGAGACATATTACCCAACCGTGTAGAATACAAGCCACTTTACGTTGGAATGTCGAAGAGCATCGCTAAAAGGTGCTCTAATCATCCGGTAAAAAGAACCTTGGAAGCGCTGGTTGACGTTGTGACATTCTTTGTAACAGTTCCGGAATGTGACCTCCGATCTGCTGAAAAGCTGGTCATTGTTAATTTCAAGCCTCCATATAACATATCCCTTAAGGGGTGGCTATGAAGATTGATATTTGGATGCCGTGGTATCCTGGAGACTATCAGCGCGACACTCAGCACCTAACCACCCTTGAACATGGAGCCTACCGACTTCTTATAGACGCTTGCTGGTGTCGTGGAGGAATGCTTCCGAATGATGATGGAGACCTCGCTAGGATAGTTCACCTTCAACCTTCCGAGTGGTTATCAATCCGCTCTAGAATAGCCTCTTTTTTCATCGATTCAGATGGCCATTGGACTCATAACCGAGTTACTAGGGAACTAAACAATGCCAAGAACAATGCCAATGCGCAACAGAAGCGAACAGAGTCGGCAAGGCGAGCGTTACAGTCAAAAAGGGAGGCTGTTACAAACACTGTAACAGAACATGTAACAATGTCCTCTTCACCTTCACCTTCACCTTCACCTTCACCTACTCTCTCTATAGAGCTTCCGCATGGATTTCCGAAGAATGAAAAGGAGGCTGAAACGATAGCGGAATTTATAGGCGTGGACAAATCTTTCGCGGTATCAACCTGGAATCTTGCGGCTGGACGCGGAGGTCGAGACTCGCGCGATGTTCTGATCCGAGATTTTGGCAGCCATTTGAAGGCGTGCAAGTCATTCCAGCAAAGCAGGGAGCAGGAAATTGCGAATAGAAACGGGAGAGAACATCCAATTTCGCAGGCTGGACCTCCAAAAGAGGGAGACAAGAGGGAAAGGCCTGGAGCGCGAGGTATGTGGGAGATGTTCTACAAAGGGGCATGGGTTACGGACGCGAAGCGTATGGTCCAAGAGGCGCAATGAGTGATCAAGACCAGCTCCCCCCGCACTGCGAAGCTGCCGAATGGCTACTAGTGGCCTGCGCTCTCGAGAATCCAGCCATTCTTCCAGCCATTGAATCTAGCCGGTTTTACTGCGAGGCGCCCAGGTCAATCATCGAGACAGCACAGGCTATGCACGTGAAAGGGATTGATGACCCGCAAGTTCCGGTGCTGATGGGCCTAAGCCGATCAGCACCGGAACTGTTTTTGAGAATGCAACAGGAATTATCCAACCTTCCGAGCCCGGAGAACTGGACCAATTATCAGATCGAGATTGAGGAACAGGCTGGCCGGCGAGACGCGCTGCAATTCTCAGCCAGCATATCTGCCGCCGCGGATGCTGGAACTTTAGACGTTGGGACGTTCGCAGAGCAGGCTAAACAATTGCAGAATCGCGGGCTCGGGAAGGCGATTTCATCTAAGCAATGCGCGGCCCTACTCACAGACCGGCTTGAGAAACGCTTTAATCTGGACGGAGCTCGTTCAGGATTGGTTACTGGTTTTGATCGTTTCGACGATCTCACAGACGGCCTTCAATCTGGGGAACAGACGATAATAGCCGCTCGGCCAAGCGTCGGAAAGACTGCTTTGGCTTGCAACATGGTTGAGAGGATTTGCCTGCGAGATCACCACGCGACGGCGTTTGTAACCCTTGAAATGAGCCCGGACGCAATAGCCAGCCGGATATTGTCATCGTGGGCCAACATACCCATGTGGACTCTCAGGAATGGACAGTTCAACAAAGGCCAGTTTGCCGCATTCCCGAGATTTCAAGACGCGCTGAAAAAATCTCCACTTCACATGCTTAACGGAATCGGCGGTCTGGACATCAATCAGATTTGTGGAGATCTGCGGAAACTGCACCGCGATCACAACTTAAAGCTCGTCGTGATTGATTACCTGCAAAAGATTCGGCCATCCATGAGGCATGAAAAACGCACGTATGAGGTGGGTGAAGTTTCGGGCATGTTGCGCGCGCTCGCAGTTGAGATTCGCTGCGCGTTTGTGACCTTGGCTCAGTTGAATCGTGAACCAGAAAAGGACAAGGGCCGTTCACCCAGACTGTCTGACCTGGCTGACTCGGGACAGATCGAGCGAGACGCCGATTGCGTTGGATTGCTTCACCGGGACAAGTCAGGAGATAAATCAACATTGACAGTAGCGAAGCAGCGGGACGGTGAAACAGGAACGTGCGATCTAAAGTTCAACGGGACCTACTGCCGATTTGAGAACATGGGTGCCATTCAACAGCAGGACATTCCAGACAAAAGAAATCCCACAAATGACTGAGATTCAATACCTCTCGCACGCCGAACAGATGGACGCCGAGCGGTCCCACTTCAACCACTTCTGGCAGAAGTTCCTTTTGCCGAGATACCGGGCGCTGAGCGATAGACAGAGAGCCAACCTGATGCACGCGGCCTGGAAGGTCTGGCGAGACGCTAATAATAAATGTCACATAAATAAGCATTCCTGTAATCTCAATAAATCGTCCTCCGGGTGTTGACAGCTTACGTGCAATCGTGATACTGTGCCCGAATGAAACCGAGTTCAATTCCCGAGAGCCTGCGCCAGAAGCTTGCTAAAGGCGGGCGCATACGCGCGGCGCAGATGACGAAAGAGGAACGCCAGTCCAACGGACGCAAAGCATGGGCGACCAGATTAGCGAAGGCCCGGGCGGATGAACGCGAATGGCGGCGAGTCGAGCGCGACATTGCCAAGGTCAAATGACCAGCCTCGCTTTGAGCCTATGAAACCTCCCACACTAAAACAGATACTCGACTCCAATCCATGCTATGGCGGAGCGGCATTCCTAAAGAAGTCCAAGACCGTTTTGAGAGCCTGGAAAACGTGCAAACGAGCGGACTGGTTATGCTGGGGATTATCAAAGTTCCACCTTTGGACCGACGCACAAGCTCGAACCTTTGCCTGCGACTGTGCAGGACACACGCTACATTTTTTTGAAGAAAAACATCCTAACGACAACCGGCCTCGATTGGCGATTGAAGCAAGCCGCAGAACAATTACAGATCAATCCCCCGACGCTTTAGCTGCCAGGGGCGCTGCCAGGGGCGCTGCCAGGGACGCTGCCTGGGCCGCTGCCAGGGACGCTGCCTGGGACGCTGCCTGGGACGCTGCCTGGGACGCTGCCTGGGACGCTGCCTGGGCCGCTGCCTGGGCCGCTGCCAGGGACGCTGCCAGGGGCGCTGCCTGGGCCGCTGCCTGGGACGCTGCCTGGGCCGCTGAAACTGAGTGGCAGACGAATCGCTTGCGCGAGATCGTCAACCCGTTCAAAAAGCCGTGAATCTGGAACAACAATCTGGCCGGCGGCGCGAGACGCCAATACTCGCGGGGACTTCCAACCCTACCGACAGCCGCCGGCCCCTTTTAACCAAAACCAAAACACCAAATGAAAATAAACGACATCCAATTGACTCCTGAGGAAATGCGGCAAGCCGTTTCTGAATGGTTGGCCCGGCGCGGGCTGGCCGTCACTGTGCGCAGCATGGACTCAGAAGGCTACCCGATACACGCCTACAAAGTCGAATGCTCCACCGACCTGGAGCCCGACCAGCTTAAGCCCATGCCTGAGATTCTGCCCATCACAACCCAATTGGCGCCCGCGCCCCAGCCCGCCGAGAAAGCCGCGACATGACCGACCCCAACCTTTCAGTTATCAAGAGCGAGGGCGGCGCGGTGGCGCCTGCGCAAATCCTCACCGTCGAGCAGGTATTCCGGGCTGTGATCGAGCAGGACATAAACCCGGAAAAGGTGGCTGTAATGAAAGAGCTTTTAGCCATGTCGGCTGAGCGCGAGTTCAATACCGCCTTCGTCAAGCTGCAATCGGAACTGCCTGTCATTGTAGCCATGACCGTTATCCCGAACCGGGGCAAGTACGCCCGATTTGAGGACGTGATGGACAAGATTTCAAAGCATCTCGCGGCCAATGGATTCTCGGTGTCATTCTCACAGGACTTCAAAGAGAACCGAACTGTCGAGACCTGCACGTTGCGACACGCCGGAGGGCACAGCCAAAGCAATTCATTCGCCGTGCGCACGACCGGCGGCAGGTCTGATAGTGACGCCCAGGCCGATTGCAAGGCCAGCACGACCGCCAAGCGCAACGCGCTGCTGAACTGCCTCAATATCGTGGTTCGCCAGGACTGCCTCACCAGCGAGCAGGATGCCGGGATGGAAGGCGACCCCGACAAGCTGATAACCAAAGAGCAGGCATTCGAGCTTGAGCGCCGATGCGGCGAGGTCAACGCGAACGTGCCGGCGTTCCTTGAGTTTGCCAAGGCCAAGACGTTTTCAGGCATCCAGGCCGACCGCTACGCCGAACTGGACACCATGCTTCGGCGCAAGGAGAAGTCCAGCAAGTGAAGATCCACGACCAAATCGAGCAGAACAGCCTTGAGTGGTATATGCTCCGGGCTGGCAAGGTGACTGCCTCGGAGGCTGACCGGCTGATTACTCCACTGGGCAAGATCAAGACCGGAGACGGCCCGAAGTCGTATCTGATGGAGAAGCTGGCCGAGAGATGGTTGCAGGCCCCACTGCCCGCCGCGCAAGGCGTGTGGGATTTAGACCAGGGCCACTTGCTGGAGGATTACGCCAAGCCCGCCTTCACGCTTGAAACCGGCCTGCCTGTGCGCAACGCAGCCTTCATCACCGGCAGTAATGAGAACGTCGGATGCTCGCCTGACGGCCTTCTGATGGGAGACACTTGCGGCCTGGAATTGAAATCGCCGCACCTTGAGAAGCATATCCGATACTTGCTGGATGGGGTTGTCCCGCCTGATTACGTCGCGCAGGTCCAAACAAGCATGTACGTTACCGGATTCTCGCACTGGTATTTTTGCAGCTTTCGACGCGGCCTGCCACTACTGATTCTGAACGTGCCGCGAGATGACAAGTTCCAGAGCGCCTTGGACGAAGCTGTGCAGGGGTTCCTGGAAGACCTAGATGCCGGCTGGCAGAAGCTCTGCGAGCGCAACGGCGGCCCGCCGCCGAAGCGCAGGGCGTTCGTACCCAGCCCCGAGAGCGAGGACAACCCCTACGTCGAAGTCGGAATTACCCCATAGCCTATGACCATCCAGCATTTGCGACTCGTTCGGATGGTTCGGACCTTTGAGATCGACCATCCGCCGCAGGGATACCCGCCGATACGGATGCGCGACGTGAGCGGCCTGGCCGACGCCGTGGAATCCCTAACAGCGCGACTGGAAGAGTGCCGCAAGGTCCGAAATGCACTCATAGATCAACTTGCGGGTCGGCCCGGCGGCGTTGAAAGCGCAGACCGCCAGCGCCGGACCGGCCCTAACAGCGAAGTGAGCAGCGGCGCGAAGAATCTATGACTACCAGCACATCCCAAACCATCGACAGACCGGCGAGCCCGCCGTCTGCTGGAGCGCCTGGTTCTGCGTCTGGTAAAACGGTGCTGAGCCTGTTCGACTACTCCGGGAACTGGTCGCTGCCTTACGAGGAAGCCGGCGCGAACGTGGTGCGGATAGACCTCAAGCACGGAATAGACGTAATGGACCTCAGCGCAACATGGCTGATGGAAAACGTGAGGGACAACTTCGGGACCGTGGATGCAATCCTCGCCGCGCCACCATGCACAGACTTTGCGGCGAGTGGGGCGCAATACTGGAAGGCCAAAGACGCGGACGGGCGAACTGACAAAAGCCTGGAACTCGTATTGCAGGTGCTCCGCTGCGTGGACTTCTGCAAGCCCGACTGGTGGGCGCTCGAAAACCCGGTGGGTCGGCTGCACAAACTCCTGCCCGAACTCGGCAAGCCCTGGTATTTTCAGCCGTGTGACTTCGGCGATCCCTATACCAAGAAAACCGCACTCTACGGACAATTCACGCGCCCGCTGCCGCTGTGGGTAGGAGACCGAAGCGTGAAGCCCGTCCGGGCTTGCAGCCAAGGTAGCTGGCTACAGAAGCTCGGCGGGAAATCTGAGAAAACCAAAACCCTGCGATCTGCTACGCCAAAGGGGTTTGCAAACGCATTCTTTGCGGCGAACTGCTGGCGAGACGTGAAGACGCAGAACGAGAAAGGTCAGCGATGAGCACCACTCCCAAGCATCCTGTTGCCCCTGACGGTACGGCGCTCATTCGCTGCACCGGCTGGTTGGGCCGGGCCGTCGAACTGCTGAAAGTGGCCAAATGTCCATGCTGTGACGGAAGCGGAGCAATTGCCGCGCAAATACGATCTCGCCAAGTGGTGACGCGAGAAATGGCATTGGACGCGGGCGAACCGTCAATGGAAGGCTCGCTCTACTCGGATGACGAATGGGAACAACAGCAATGCCAATGGTGCGACGAGAAGAATAGGTTGATCTCCGAAATCGCATCTCAGCCCAACGCAGAAGTGAGCCACGGCGGGGGAGACAAGCGTGGAACGTAAAATGAGCGACCAAATTACAGCAACGATGGAGCGCACGGCAATCCCGCCGTTGTGCTCCACTGATTTGTTAGGCGACACGGCTATTTTGCAACGGCGTATGCCTCTGTGCATGGTTGGAACATACCGCGAATGGCATGACTGCAACGCATCCGATATAGATGCCCGAATAAAAACCGAACGTGACATGGTGCTATGGGGCGAGTCTGAAACAAATGATCGTGTAAAGTATCGAGTCATACGGAGAAAAGAAACAGTGATATGGTCGCCTAACGCAGAGCTGAGCCACGGCGCGAAAACCAAAATGTATGAGCACTGAGCCGACCCAATGCGGTCACTGCAAGCAATATTTATGGACAACAACAGATTGATTCGCCGGGTTCTGGAAGCCAGAAGCGATAATATGAAACCCCAAAGATCGAAAACCAAAGGCGCGGCGGCTGTTGTCCTCAAGCGACTTGTTCGGTGTGCTAGGTGCGGACACAACCACGGCAGGATCAGCTTCCACAGGCTCACGTACCCGTGCGGCGCGCTGACGCACTGGACGCGATGCCCGCGAAGCGGTCAGCCGATTCTGCTGCGCATCGTGGCTTCACCGAACACCAAACTGAGCGATGCAGGCGGCCACTGACATACCCATTTGCGAACAGGCAGCGTCCGCCTGCATTCGCTCTAGTGACTTGGTTCGGATGCGGATTGTGCCGACGAGCCTCGAAGAAGCAAATGCCTACGTGAGCGAGAACCACCGCCACCACGACCCGGTAACTGGCCACAAATACAGCATCGCCCTGGCCGACGAAGCCGGAAAGGTGCGCGGTGTGGCTATCGTGGGCAGGCCCGTGAGCCGGATGGCGGACAACGGCTGGACGCTGGAAGTAAACCGCTGCTGCACGGACGGCGTGCCCAACGGATGTTCGATGCTCTACCGGGCCGCGTGGCGAGCTGCGCGGGCGATGGGATACACGCGACTGATAACCTACACACTGCCCGAGGAAGGCGGCGGAAGCCTCAAGGGTGCAGGCTTCCGGCTCGTGGGCGAGCGCGGCGGCGGCAAGTGGACACGAGCAAGCCGCCCGCGAGTGGATACGCACCCGACGCAAACCAAATGGCTGTGGGAAGTGCAAGACGCTAAGCAGCCGAACGACAAGCGCAGCCACGGCGCGAAAACCAATGACTATGAGCACGACTACACCAAACGAAAACCCCAACCCGCCGTTGGCTGACACGCCTGGTTCGGAGTCTAGCGCGGACTGGGAAACATACGACGACGGTCCTCCCGTGTGCCAGCTATGCGACGGCCAGGGAGAGATCATGGTGTGCATCGACGACATTTGCCACGGCCTCGGGGAGTGCATCCACGGCGACGGCTACGCGACATGCCCGGACTGTAAAGGGTCTGGTGAATATGAACCTCCGAACACCGAAGTGAGCAGCGGCGCGAAAACCCCATGACTGCCAGCACGCAAGAAACCTCTCGACTGACCGGCGAGTCGCCGTCTGCTCGACCGTCTGGTTCGGTGGACTGGCAACAATGCCCCCACGACTGGAGACCGCACTTTGGGACCATCAAGCAGTGTCAAAAATGCGGCGCAACCGTCGCCGTCAGCATGGACGGGCACTCGAAAGCAATCTGGCCACCGCTCTCGGAATGGATGGACGGTCTCATACCACCGAACGACCAAGCTCACGCGCGGCGTGAAGAACCAAGGACGTAACTATGACAAAAGACGCAAACAGAAACCCTAACCCGCCGTCGCGTGCAGCGGCTGGTTCGGAATCCATGAATGCACATATCATCGTAGGGGAACCAAGGCGGTGCGTCTGCGGCGTGTACGGCGGAACGCCAATCGGCTGCCGTGAAGTGCTGGCCTCATTGGACGAGCTAGTGAGGCAGGCGAATATCAGAGGCTCAGGGCCGAGCTTGTACGCACACGACATTCTTCGACTCGAAGCGGTCATACGGCCATTGGTGCAGGACTGCAACGACATTCCGAACGATCAAGGTCAGCCATGACGGGAGCGCCACAATTAACGTTCGATGATGCACTGGGCATACCGGCGCTCCCGACATTGGCTGGACCGCTTGGTTCGGCGCTGCTCGTAACCACGCACTTCCCACGGCGCTGGCGGCAAAGCAAATGCAGGACGCATGTCCTGCATCCTGAAGTAGGGGGAGAGTGGTGGGTGCTGTGGGGCCGATCACCAAGTAGTCTGGCTCATTATGCCGAAGTCTGGCAACCGCCGAACGCCAAGGTGAGCGGCGGCGATGACCACAAAGGCAACCCATGACCAAGAAACTCGCGAAAACCCGCAACTCCCGTCCGCTCCACCGTCTTGTTGGCTGGACGCGCCGCGTGGTGCTGCATGGATACGTTGTGCCGGTGTTCATCTGGGACCACGACTCGCCGCCACGGATGTTCCTGCCGACGCTGACAGGGGAGCCGGTAAATCTGAGTGACCGCAAATGCACCATCACTATCGAGTGGCAGGCCAACGCAAAGGTGAGCGACAGCCGCGAATGACTACGATGCCCGCCATTCAAGACGCCCTCCCGCCGACCAGCGATCCGGCTGTTCGCTCGACCGTCTTGTTGGCCTGCCCGTTCTGCGGTAAGACGCCAATCGCATCACACGGGAAAGTGAGATGCAAAAACCAAGACTGCAAAATCCAGCCAAGCACTTTCGCATGGTTCGTCAAAACGGCAGATGCGATACAGGAGTGGAACGCCGTCATGGCCAACAGCGAAGTGAGCAGCGGCGCGAAAACCCCATGAGCCAGAGCACGCAAGAAACCGTTCGACTGACCGTCGAGTCGCCGTCTGCTCGACTGATTGGTTCGCAGGCTCGCGCCCGGCTGGTCCTGATCGTGACGCGCTTGAACGAGATCCTGAAGGCCGCGCCAATGGACTGGGAGACGCGCAACCGGCTGGAGCGGTCGCTCATAGATGTTGATTGGGTGCTGAATCACTTCGCTGCGAAAACCATGAACACAACCACGCAAGACAAGCCCTCAAAGACCACTGAGCCCGGCGATTCGCTGGACCGACCTGGTTGGACGGTGAAACATCTAAGCTACCAACTCTACAAAGACGGGTGTGGCTGGGCGGTGTATGAAGTGAACGATGGAAGCATCCGGCACACACACCACTATTTGGATGCGACCGAAGCGCAACTATCTGACTGGGCCGACGTGCTCGGAGATGACCTGCCGCTCTATCACCATATTCTGTGCGCTGGCGACGCAGCAAAACTCATAGCCTGTTCGTCCAACATACGAAGCTGAGACACCCCGAACCTATGACGCCCAAACTCCTAAAATCCGAAGCGGACAACTGCGATGCACAATCGGGGTTGTCTCCAGCGCCCTTGTTAGGCGTCGTCGTCGAAACCGCAAAAGTCTATCGGGCTGGCGGTCGGCGATGGTTCACCAAGCGAGCGGCGTGCCGTGCGCTCGCAAAACAAATCATAAACGAGCGGTGCGAATGTGAACCAGACGACCGCTGGGGCGATGACTCATACGACATCACTCCCGGAATAACCTGCTGGTATCACAAAGACCACGACCGGCTCGAAAAAATCATCCGGCGCATGGCGCGTATAATCATGCACGCCAAGACGCCTAACGTAGAAAGCTGAGCCATCGGCATCGTAAGCAACCATGAACGACAAACCAAACATCCTGACGCCAGCGACACCGGAAACGGCAAAGGGCAATGCCGATTGGCTCCAGCGATTTGTTAGGCGGCAACTCGGCGACTGCCTGCTGATAAATGCGGACTGTCTCGACGTGCTGCCGGAAATCGAATGTGACGCGGTAGTGACTGACCCGCCGTATGGGGTGACGGCGTGCAAGTGGGATGTCGCGCCAGACCTCGCGCAATGGTGGAACGCCCTGCGATGCTCTGGAATGGTAGTAATGACCTCGGCTCAACCATTCACGAGCGACTTGGTGAAATCAAATCAGGCGGAATACAAATGCAGCATGGTCTGGGAAAAGACGAAAGCAACGGGACACCTAAACGCCAAACTGCTACCGCTCCGCGCACACGAGGACGTGCTGGTGTTCTGTCGCGGCAGGCACACCTATAATCCGCAAGGGCTGCTGCGTGGCAACTTCAAAAACTCAAGGCCAAACAAACAGGCCACGAAAACAGAAGATGCCTACGGACAGGAAAGCGAACATGGCGAATCTGAATGGGGTAACTACCCGACCACCATAATCAAGGCCAAAAACCGCGACACAACGAACTCGCACCCGACAGAAAAGCCGGTGAACCTGATGACGTATCTGGTGGAAACCTATACCAACCCCGGCGACACAGTGCTGGACTGCTACGCCGGCAGCGGGACTACGGCCATCGCCTGCATCCGCACGGGCAGGAAATTCGTGGGCATCGAAAAGGACGTTAAGCATTTCGAGACGGCCTGCGAGCGAGTAGCAAACGAACTGGCGCAAGGCGTCCTCTTGCCGCCTAACCATTGATTAACAGGATGATGTGACCTGTAAGCGCGATATTACGGGAATTACGAGTCAAACCCAAATTGCCGAACTTGAGAAAGAGCGACCATGATCCTGCTCAATGACAGATGGAGCGACTACGAGCGCGCGCGGCGCCAGGCGCGTAGAAATGAAATGCTGCGTTGGCTGGCGTTCAGTTTGTGGCTCGTGGGCGTCGGTATTATATTGGGGCGCATAATCTTCAGAAAGTAACATGCCTACGATTCACGGAACGGTCATCATTCGAGGCGTCGAGTTGGACGTAATTTCCAACTGCGAGGTTCAATGGGTGGACGACTCATTCGACCACGAATTCGGCACGGAGGTCTGCGGACACGCTGAGGTTGAGTGCGTTGATTCCGTGGAACTGGACGGCGACTTGCGTTGGTATGCCATGCGCAAGCTTGAGGACAAGGGGCGACCGCATTGTAGGCGGCGATTCATCAAGTGGCTGCGCAGGATTAGGCGAGAGGTCGCCGCGCTCGATCCCGACTCGTTCTGGACCAAAGATCAGCTTGAGGCGGCAGTGGAACATTGGGAGCCACCAGAACCAGACTATGACGCCTGAGATCAAAGTGACAGGCCGGGTGCTGACGCTGAGCCAGAGCACGCTGAAGAGGAACCCGAATTTGGCGGGCGGTGCGGAGTCGCAGCGACGTGTGCTGGCAGCCGGAAATCATGCCGAGCAATCGGCCACTGAAACCCATAGCGCCGGACCCACAGACCGGCCCGCCCGCCCATCCCGCATCCGCCAGAGCACCAAGCCATTGCTGAACGTCCTTGAGACGGAATACGAGCGCCGATTTCTGGATCACGAGCCAAACCTGTGTAGGCAGGCCATCCGATTCAAACTAGCAAACGGCCTCTGGTACAAAGTTGATTTCTTCTGCCCGGAATTTAATCCACCACTGGGAATCGAGGTCAAAGGACCCCATGCTTTCCGTGGCGGGTTTGAAAATCTAAAAATGGCCGCTCACCAATACCACTGGATAAAATGGAAGCTGGTCTGGAAATTGGCTGGTCAGTGGCAAGAGCAGGAAGTCCTTCCGTAAGAAAACCCCACCCGGCCTTGCGACCGGATGGGGCACCTAACCCTTCCCATGATCCGAGGTTACCAGCCCCGGAAATTATTGTGACGCTTGTGCCGCCCGGTCCCTGTCGAAAGCTGACTGCCCAAACTCCCTGACGGCCCGGTAGATGGCCTGCGCGTGCAACGGGTCAACTCCCAGACTCTGCATCCCCTCCAACAACACCGCGTCGCAGTCCTCCCGCGACCAATCCGTGTGCCGGTAGAGGTAGTCATGCACGTAGGCTGCCCGCCAGTGCGTTCCAAACGGTTGGAAGCCCGGCAGCGCCCAGCACTCGGGCGGGATGCTGGCGCCGTCTGAATCCGTGCCGACCGGCAGCGTAATCTTCTCAAGCAGGTTGTGGACGTTGGTGACATAGACGGCGGGCGAGGTCAGGGTGAAGTTGCGACCGTCAGCCGTGGCCACTTGGAAATTGGTTTCGGTGAATGGCATTATGTCTTCGCTTTGAACCGTGTTGACCGCCATCGAGGCTGGAACGCAATCCGGTGGGCCAGCCTGACCGAGTTCACTGCGCGGGAGAGTATCGTGAGAGGGTTCGGCTCAAGGACCTGGGGAGCGATGCCGTCCAGTAGCCTGCGGAAGTTCTTTTTCATCTCGGCCAGCGTCTCAGCCCACTCGAACGACTGATAGGTGGTGTTTGTGAAACCGCACGACACCGGCCTGAAGCATGTGTAGTTGGTCAAATAGAATGTGTGCGGCCAGGGCATCAGTTGTCCCTCACGTACCTCTTCAACGCCCAACCGGTGGACTTCCATCCATAGCCGTTTGCCTCCCAGATCGCATCAGCCTTGGTCCAGTGGTCGTGCCGGACGCGCCATAAGATTCCCAAGGCACCGCTGCGGTTTTTTCCACGAGCACAATGCCAGAACACCTGTTGCGGATTTGCCTCCAGGTCCGCGTAAGCCGCCTCCAGCTTCGGGCCGGGGTTGCCCAAGTATTGGTCCCAAAGCCCAATCGGGTGCCGCATGACATGCGCCCAGGGCGGCGCGGAGTGCCCGTAATCAAGCTGAACGATGTTGGTAACGTCCATCGCCCGGAGCACCTGCCAGCCTTCCGGCGTAGGCTCGCCGCCGCGATACATCCCCGCCGCGCCGTTCGTGCCTGGCTCAACCACGGCGAAGTTCGGAATGCCGTGGACAACGGGGTATAACGTGCAGCCGCACAGCAGCACCAGCCCGGCCAACGCCAACGCAACCGCGCTGACAATGACACCGCTCCAGAATCCAGAGGCGTGCGCGTCTTCCTGAATCTCCGCTATGATCGGAACGAACCGCTCCGTCCGGTCGTATGGCCCGCCAATGAAGTCGTGTTTCTGGAGCCAATGCTGGGGAGGTTTCAAGCGTCTGGCTTGTAGGCTGCGTCTCCGGTCTTGGCGAACAACGCGGCGCGGTATGCGGCGTCCTGTGCGGGCGTCCACTCGCCGGACTGCTTTGCGGCGGCGACCAGGGCGGCGATCCAGGCGATTAACTCGGTGACTCCGGTTTGGACGTAGGGGAGTGCTGCAATGGCGATAGGGATAATTGCTGCTGCTGTCATAATCTTGTCTTTCTTTGAGGGTGAACGGTTATGGGTGAACGGAGGTGACGATGTTGCTCCAACTGCCGGTTTGCGTCAGCAGTGTGGACAGGACCGACCATGCCGAGTAGAGAGCGTTGCTGTTCCCGGCGCTCTTGCTGGCTTGGTAAGACAGCTTGAGGTCGTCGGCGTTTAGCTGAGCCGCAACGCACGCAGGCACGTTTGTTCCGTTGTAGGCCACAGGCGCCCTGAGCCCTTCGCAGAACTTGTGAAACGCTGCGGCATTCGTTTTCCAGAACCCTCGGTCGGCATTGTCAATGGCCAGCACGAAGTCGAAGGTGGCGCTGGCGCCGGTTAGGGTTTGCTCCGTACGGACCACAAGCGGATCGGCTCCGGGCGTGAGTGAGGCGCATCCGATGACGGCCCCGATGATTGCGGCGATGGATAACACCACCGCGATGGACTTGAACTGACTTTTCATTCTATTGCCTTTCGTTGTGGGCTTTCGCCCGGTTGTTTTCTAACAATGGTCGGGAACACCTGATTTGCACAGGCATGACGTTTGCAAGCATCAGCGTTTACAGCCCTAAGCCTGCTCCCGCATCGGGCGCTACCCGATAGTGGACTGTCTCCACCGCGTCCCCGTAAATCGTGTCCTCTGAAGGCTGGGGCGAACATGATGACCGATGCTCGCTGGCCGTCATTCGTTCGATACGGGTCTGCACGGTCATGTGAGACTTCGCTGATCGCCTTATAGGCCACTTCCCAGCATTCAAAGGACAAAGCCCCGCCACCCGATTGCCGTTGACAAGATGTGACTCAGGCGAAGGCATTGTTCGGAAGGCGGGACCAGATTTGATTTGCCGAGTCACGCCCTGAATTTAGCAGACCGGCCCCGCCGTGGCAAGCAGATTCTCCAGCGCCGTCTCGCTCAGCCGTTGTGATGGCTCATTTCACCAGCGCGTTGACGGCCAGCAGGAGCACTGCTACGGCCACCAGCGGCCACTGCGGTCTGATAATTCCTGCGACCGCCAGAATCAGCGCGATAATCGGGAGGATGATATGAATATTGTCTGTCATGTGATGTCTTTCTTTTGATTGTTGACTGACTGAACCTACGCTTTTGGCGGCTCCGCGGCAATCGGGGAAGTTCCACCGACTGTCCCCGGCACGATGACGACCGGCGCTCCCTTGTCCACTGTCTGCACCGCCACCGTCTCCGTGTGGCTGGCTTCTGGGGCGCCGCTCGGCTTCACCGCCAGGAAGTCCTTCAGCCATGGGAATTGGTCCTCCAGCTTCGCCAACACCTTGTCATAAAGGATGCAGGACGCCACTCCAATCAGGAAGCCTATTGCCGCGAGCCTGCCAAAGTGCTGCACGAATATCCACACCAGAACCGGCCAGTCGTATTCTCCGGTCAGCACGGGCAGAGCGCGGAAGAGCATGTTGCCGGCAATGCCCCAGCCCACAACCCACTTCGGTATGCTACGGGTGCTGCACAGCGACGACATCTTAAGGAAGTAGCCGAGCGCGTTGCACGTCACGAGCACGAGCAGCACCCCCGGCGCTCCGTAGAGCGAATCGAAGAACGCCGTCATTTTGTTAAGCGCGTCAGCCATGTCTTTTCCTTTCGATTACTTGTGCAGTGATTTGACTATTTCGTTGGCAAAGAATCCAACCCCTGCGCTCATAGTGCAAAGGAACCATACCCATGCCCGCCACATGATCGTCATGCGGGTTTGCAATCCCATTTCACCATTTCCATAGACGGTTTTCTCCATCTTGTGGATTCGGTTAGCCAACCCAGGACTTGAGTCTCCATCTCCTTCGAGCAAGTAAATCACACGGTCAACCTTCTTGTCCATCGTTAGAAGCTGCCTTTCCTGCTCTTCTTTCCTGGCTATCTCATCGGAATTATAGGTAGCAGGAAGCTCGCTTGTTTGTTTGATTTCGCTCATAAAGTCATGGCCCCTTCTGAATGGTCGTTCCAGCCGGTCCCGGTTCCGCTTAGGACTACATTACCAGTCTGTTCTTTGTCTTCAGTCATACGGTTTCGTTTAGTTTCACCAGCTTGCGAGAAATGGCCAGATGCGTCAGTCGTGCCACGTCGTTGTACCCCAGCTTGCGCTTGACGTTCCCCAGGTGCCACGAAACCACCTTTTCGCTGCGATGCAGCAGAGCAGCGATTTGCTTGTGGCATAGGCCCATCGCTCGCCAAGCCACAATCAGGTCTTCCTGCACGGTCAGTTCATCCTGCGTCGGCTTCATGGGCTCTCCAGGTGAGTGACCGTGTTGGAGGACGTGACGACGAAAAACACGCTCTGCTTGGACTGGTCCACCGTGAATGGCCACTCGTTGGTCTTTACCACCGCCACCACCGGGTAGGAGTAGCGCACCGCCATCAGGGTGGAGTTGGACCGGATCAGGAACACGACGTTGGAGGCGGGGTTCTGGGCGTCGGGCGTCCAGTCCCAGACCAGCTTCTTGCCCACCTGAATTACCAACATGGGACGGGCCGGGGACTTCTTGGCCAGCAGGTCTTTGGCACCCGCGCCCTGATACGCGAAGGGCTTGTGGTGCCTTGGCGGCAGCGGCGGCACCGCGGCTACGGCCAGTAGGGCGATGAGCCAGCACAGTTTAGGCGTGGGGGCCTTCAATTCACACCGCGCTTCTGCAACCACGCTGGCACCGGCTGAACCGCTGGCGGAGTCCACGTTGGGCTGATCGGCATGATTGGCATGATCGGCGCGATAGCGTTGGTGTTTGTCAGCACATTGGTCTGGTAGAAAGCAAGCGCGTTGGTGTAGGCAACCAGATCGTTGCCGTAATTCACCATAAAGTTGGTGTAGTTAACGAGGGAGTTGGTAAATCCGGTCGCATACGCCGCCTGAATTCCATCCTGAACGCTGGTCCAGGTTCTCGTCTGCAAGTATCCCGGCATTCCGGGGGTCAGGCCCAGACGTGTGTTGTAATCGGCATAAGTCTCAGTCCGGGTCACTTCCTGCTGCGCCGCATTGGCTATCACAAACGCCTTCATGGTTTGATACCAGTTTGTTCCCATCGCCGACTGCGCCCAGTTCACTCGGTTGGTCGCCCACACGTTGTTGTTGGCCAAAAGCGCCACGTTGGCGCCGGCCTGAATCCCGAGCCAAGCCTCGTAGGAGTTGGCATTCAGCTTGATGACGCCAGAGGCTACAAGCGCCTCGCGGCTACGGTTGATCCAGCGCACCACTCCCAGGTAATCATTCCACTCCTTGTCCACATTCGGAAACGGGTCGCTATCGTCCAGCATTGATGGCGGAGCATCCATCGCGTGCTCGCTGATCTGCTTCACTACACCGGCCCCGTCCATCGTGAAAATCTCAGCCGTTCCTAAAATGTTAGTCCCAGAGAACAGGAACGAACTGGCGGCTCCAGAACTCGGTGGAGAATAAAGACCGATGTTATTCCAATTGATATAAGCATTGGTCGAGGGTAGGACGATGCCGTTCGTAAAAGTGCCGCTCCCTGAGGCGATTACACTTCCCCCCACGTTGAAAGTGGCCACTAAATTGGTAGTGTTAACACCAAGTTTTCCCCCACTTGGACCGTAGCTGGGAGCATTTAGTGTGTTCATGCCATTTCCGAAAATTAGCGATCCGATGTTGAGAATGCCTGATAACGTGCCGCCATAAGGCGACTCACTTGACATCCCCAACAATACATTGCCGGTGCCGATGGTCGTGGCGAAATAGGCGTTTGCGTTGCCCTGCAACGAATTGCCGGTGCCGATGGCCGTGGCGGAATAGGCGTTTGCGTAGCCCTGAAACGAATTGCCGGTGCCGATGGCCGTGGCGGAATAGGCGTTTGCGTAGCCCTGAAACGAATTGCCGGTGCCGATGGTCGTGGCGGATTGGGCGTTTGCGTAGCCCTCGACAACGTTTCCATAATTGGTCAATATATTCGGCGAACCGGTTCCGAGTAGGTAGCTCCCGAAGGTGCTGTTTTCGATGACAGACGAGTTGACGATTGCATTCCCGGAACTGAATTTTGCGATATGGTTCACAGTGCCGACCCCGGCCAGTCCGGCCAGCCCATTTGTCACCGTTGTCGGTCCAGTTACCATCGAGCCCGGAAACGATCCAACCAGTTGCCCCGCATTAAGCGCCGTCAGCAGATTCGTCAACTGACCTCCCGTCGTTGCGCTACCGTCCGCGTTAATCGGGACAGCCCCGGAAGCCGCTGCCGAGACTTCGTTGTCGTTTACCCCGGTCAATTTTACCCGGAACGGAGTCAGAGCGGTGTTGGTTATTCCTGCTGTGGTAAGCTGGCCGCTGAACACTCCCTGACCGTTTGAAATGGTTACACTTTGGCTGCCGCTGAACCAATTTCCGCTTCCGTTCGTCCCGAGGAAGTAGCTGCCGGTCACGGCATTAGTTCGCAGTTCCTTGCTCGCGTCATAAAGAGCGTAGTTCCCGGTAGTCGCGTTTGTGTTCATCACTTGACCGGTGAAAGTACTTGCTCCCGCCGTCAGGTTGCTCGCGGTCACCGTCCCGCTGAAAGTGCCGTTGCTGCTCGCCACGTTTCCGCCCGGAACCACATTCGTAACCGTGGTCGCCGTCGCCGCGTTGCCCGTCGTGTTGTTGGTCGCCATCTGCTGCGGGATGGTCTGCCCGGCTGCGTTCGTTAGACCATCCTGCCTGCCAGAAAAGTTACCCGCATAATCAATAGCAGTCGTCACCCAGTTTGTCCCGTCGCTGCTGAAACGACTGGACTGATTTGCTGACAGATTCAGCGATGAAACTCCGTTGATGGTTTCCCCTCCTGGCGCTGAGACATTGCAGATGCCGTTGCCGACGTTCTTCACAATCTGGTATCCGCCGGGAATGCTTGTCGCAAGTGAAAGCACAATTAACGAATTGGTTGATGCGGTTTCCAGAACAATGCAGTCGTGAACGAAAAAGGCGTAACTTCCATTCACGTAGCTAACCTGTTCTATGTAACCATTGGTCGCAATAACGCTCCCGTTTACATTCAGAGCTGCGCCTGAAGGTGATGGATTAGTCGTGTCCACGCATATCTGGCCCCCGCTCACCAGACTCAGGATCACCGGCCCGGCATTGGAGCTATTGTTCCAATCGCCAACTCGAAAGTCCATCCGGTTGCGACCGTTATCGTAGGCGAAAGATTGTATATCCCCGACAATCGAATTGCTGTTTCCTCCAACTACATTCTGAGCCCAGGCTAGTTCTCCTAAAACGCCGGCGCCGCCTTGGCCGTTATTTATCCAGATTGGCGAGACAAAGAATTGAATCGGCACTCCCTGCGAGAAATTAGTCGAACCAAATGAGACGAGCCCGCCGCTCAACAGGCTCAGTATTGGAGAGCCTGGATCATTGTAATTGTTCCACGCGCCCACGTTGAAGTCCATGCGATTGCGTCCAACCTGATAAGCATAGGTTGACACCTGGCCTAAAATGGAGTTTGAACTGGCCCCGCCGACCAGCTCGCGGAAATTCAACGCAGAACCTGGCCCGCCGCCGGTGTTCGGCGTCCAAACGTCAAACGGAGTCATGTGCGTCTCCGCTTCAGTGAAGCCGGGGTCTGGACGATTAGGAGATGGTATTGATGGAATTGCCGATGCTGCCAACTGATTCCCGGCGTCAACCTGAACAACGGGCGCGTACGACGGTGAAAAGGCGTAGAACGTCTCCCCCGTTCCTCCCCCTCCAGCAATGTTGTAGCACCAAATGTTGGTAGAGCCGACGTAACTCCCACCTGAAATTTGCAGGAAATCCGATTGTCCAGAGCCGATATTGCCATACCTCAACCCGTAGCCCTGAGCACCAGAATAGCCAACAACGGTATCGTTTATGAAATAGGCTGCACAGGGAGCAATCTGACCCCCGTTAGCAGTATTGTTGTGGAGAAACACGCCGGTCTCATTGGTGTCAATCAGCGTACAATTCACCACGTAAAGCCTCTGGTAAGCCCATAGGCCAATTCCCAATGCCGACGTATTCTGAGCGGTGGCGGTGACGTTGTAGAGCACCATCTCCGCCGGACTGAAACCTCCGATGGATTTGGGCCGGCCTGGATCGCCAACAAGAGACTGGTCAAGGTGGATTGCGTATTTCGCGTTTGTAGAATCCCCCCATGTCTGCTGCACGGTCAGGTTGGCGATCATAAACGTGCCGCCCGCCGTGCCTGAAACGTTATTGACGGTGGAATTGTTGACGCTGTTCGTGATGATTACCCCGGCTTGGCTCTGGCCCACAATGTCCACGTAACTTTTTGGAACGAGCATTTCCCCGTAGATTCCATTGGTGACATAGAGCATGTACCGCTTGGAACTCGAAGCGTCCACGATGTTGGCCAGCGCGTTGCTGATGCTGCTTCCAGCCATTACAATCGCGTCGTAGTGCCGATTCATAGGAAGCAAGCTCGATAACCCGATCCCATTCCCGACGAAGTTGTTCGCCGTCACCATGCCGCTTACCGCATCAATCTTTGCCACAACCTGACTGCCGCTGTTCAGCACGTTCAGCGTGCCAGAGGTCATTGTCCCCGGAATGGTCAGGTCACCAGCCGAGGACGCGTCGAACGTCTGCACCCCGCCGCCCATCCCAATGATATCATTTGGAGTTACCAACCATCCACCGTCAGTCCCGTCAGCAGTGTAGATTCGCAGCGCCGTAGCATCCCCGTTCGCGTTGGTGATCGTCACCACGTTTGCAAACGTGTTGCTGCCGGCGAATGCGTTGAAAGAGTTGGTGCGGATGTCGGGGATGTTTGTGGCCGAGCCCCCGCTGCTTCCATACTTCGAATCGCTGGAGGTAATCGACCAGGCCGTGCTCCCCGGGGGATAGACTGAATCGGTTTCCACCGCCAGATTGTCCGCGGCGTTGATCATCCCGAGGTTGGTTGACGTAACGGCGAAGGCGAAGTTCTGGCGCACTGGCGGGGCCTGAATCGTCACCAGATACGCCCCGACCTGAAGGTTGGAAAGCGTCACATCCCCATTAACATCCGTTTGGGTTATGATTGGCGGCCCCAGGACTATTGATGGTGATATGGATGTCGGGAATCCCTTCGGCTGAATCCACAGCCCACGATTGGCGTAGCTGCCAATTTGAAGTCGGCTATCGCGCAAGCTGATGGCCACATCCGTCTCGGCAAAAGCGGTCATTACCCCCAGAAAAAAAGCCAGAATGAAACACAGGCACTTCATAGTTTTAGTCTTTGGTCAGATTGGTTTGGTGTCAAGAAAGATCACGATGCCTTGGTCAGAGAAATCCACGCGCCGGGCGAAAAGTAATACCAGCGTCCTCCAGTGACGGCATAGGTCGGGCTGCTCAGCAGCTCGCCGCCGGCGTAGAGTGTCGGCGGTGTAGTGCCGGGGGAATGCGAAGCCGCGTAACCCACGAGGTTCTTCTGCTGCTGCTGATAAGCATACACGGTTTTGGTATAGCTTCCGGCGGGAAGCTGGACCATGCTTTTCAACATCGCCCAATTGTCGCTCTCGTGGCCGTAAGCATCCTCTGAGTCGCCATCGCGAAGGCTGCCAGGCACACCAGATTCTCCATTGGCATTTACATAGTCGAAGGTGTCGGCGTTCATGCTTAGCGCCATCCAAGTGGCAGACCGCAATGGATTGCCGACCGAGTTTAAAGCCACCATCAGCGGCACGCCGGGGGAAGGGCCGATATGGGTCACTTCAACAAACTCCCCAGACACTAGCACCCGAGGCGTATGCGGAGGCGGGTCGCTGGCAAAAGAGTACTTCTGAGCGGGATTGAACAAGTTGATCTGATCGAGCAAAGTGGACAATTCGCCCAGAACGTCCCCGGCAGCATTCGGATTTGTAAGGGCCAGCGTGTAAACAGTTTGTGTACTATGCAACGTTCCGACGCTTGAGACCGTATAACCCGCGGTATTGGCGGTAACGTATGCCGATCCGGACGCGTTGGTTCCTATCCCCATGCCTGGAGGAATCGCCCAGCTTATCGGCGTATTCTTGGTGACCGAATCGGCGGCCGATATTAGGCCCGTAGATGGGTTTACAGCCCAAGGCATCGTCCAGTCTCCGACTTCTACCCCGCCGTCACTGAGCGTGTATGTTCCATAACCCATCGCGCCGGTGGTCCAATCCCACGCGGTCAATGTGCGGGACACAAAAGCGCCGGGGCTTCCGGTGTGCTTTCCGATTATTTGTATGTCGTCGAACACCGGGAACGGGGTGGCCCCGTCGAGTGACAGGGTGACCAATAGTTCGGATTTCAGGAAATAGCCCCCAGCCACGTCGTTGGCATCGTGGTCTGGTTCTTCCCCTCCCACGTTCCCCAGCCAAGCGCCAATCAGATCGGCCCAGCCGCTGGTTTGCAATTCGATGTCGCTCGCCGAATATGTCGTCGGGGTGGTCGTATAATCATACGAGTAGCCGCCGCGGCCGCACTCGGAAAGCATGAACGGGGCTGTGCCTGCAAGAGGATGCAGCGCGAGCACCTGGCCGATCTGCGCCCCAGTGCCCTTAACTCCATGCGGACTAAGCATCACAACACCGTGCGGAGATAATGGAAGTGAATTGCTCATTAGCTCAACGGCTGGAATGTCCACTCCCTTTCCGTGTTGACCTCGATGTACTTGATGTCCCCGCCGTTGTTCGGAGCGTTGACACCGCTATAATCCGTTGAAGCAATATAGACGACATCTCTTATCGAGAACGGCTGCGTCATCACCTGAGTTTCCAGGGTGTGATCTGAGTTTGAATTTGATACCCTGTTATTGTCATCAGTATAGGTAATAATCATTTCCTCGCCGTAAAAGTTCGACGAGTTGGACATTCTTGATGGAACGGACTTTGCCGCGTAGAACACGCTCCCGATATTGCTTCCGTTAGTTGAATTACCTCTCCATCGAATGACGCTGAAATAGTCCGCTGCGTTACTCGAATTAGTCGCGTTGGTCACTCCACCATAAAGACCTGCAATATGACACTGTTGTAAAACGGTTGTGATTGAATACGCCGCGCCAACAACTCTTCGGCGCATCTTCTCTATTTTCCTCTGAATCTGACCTATCGCCAAAGTATTGTGGGATTCTTGAGCCGACAACTTCTTTGAATGTTTCCACGCCTGTCCAGAAGTGCCGGACTCCCTCGGGGATTGCTGAGACGAAGCCTCAACAAACTTCGGGATTCCGGTCCTTGGAATTGGATTGTTAAATCGCATGGAGCATCAGGTCGGCTTCGGTGGAGTTAAGGACTTGAAGGTTGTGACATAATCAGATGCTTGAAGCGGGCGTATCAACGAGGAATAAAGCTGAGCGTCCCACATCCCTATCGGAGCCCCAAGCCAAGTGCGAGTTCTCTTGAACCAAGTCCTCTGGTAATCAATCTGGTCGGATTTTCTTAGCCAGGATATAGCGTAATCAACCCCGTACACTCCGCTTTCTCCCGAAAACACCCCATATACAGAATAACATTGCTGGTTAAACACCGGGAGTTTGTCGAATATCGTAACGCTTCTGTCTGGTGGATATTCAGGAGAAATGAAATAGTCCGGCACTTCCTCAATTCCATTAAAGATTGGATCGTCCAACACTCCCCCAGGATGGACAAACGGAGGTCGAAAGTAATAGGTGCTCCAAGTCAACTGATAGCCTACGATGTACGGTTGTTCCTCTTGCCTCCAAATCTTCTCGATAATTTCCCGGGCCGCAGCCATTGCGAGCAGAATCTGAGGATTGTTCGTAGGCACCTGAACCCAAAAGTATTGGTAGTTTCCTGTAGGAATATTTGCCGTTGTCCCGTCCCACTGAGGATAATTATCACTTGGCGAGTCGGCGAGCGGATTGTAGTTCGGGTTGTAGTAAGGAATCTGTATGTAGTTTCCGCTGATGTTCGCCAAGGCAGAAGCGTGGAATTGAGACTCAAAATTGAACACCGTTGGATATACCGGAGAATCCATGTAAAGCTGAATCAGTCGGATGATCCTCTGCTTAACATCGGCAAGCGTTACCCACGTTCCACTCGGAAGCTGGAAATAGTTTGTGTTGTAATCCAAGGATTCTGGATTTAGAGCATAGAAATACCTCGGGTGCTTAATAATATGCACGCCAAGTTCAACTGGCTCGATTGAAAACTCATCTGGTGGCGTGTCGAAACTGATGCTCTCAGATACAACCGTCAGGATTACATGACCCGGTCTGGCCCTGTCCATCTTGGAAGACAAGACCCTGGTAACGTCGCCATCTTCAGAAACTAACAATGTTCCCCTGCCAAGACTTGCCAGGAGAATCTTTCCGTTTTCGTAGTCAGTTACAAACTCTTTGGTTATGGTTGCCTGTTCTGCCCTTTCCACGGTTGGAGATGTTGCAACCTCCCTGAGGATTAGCGAATAATCGTCATCCGTTATATCCATCAGTTTCCCATTGTCATTCACGAGAATTACCCCGGTAGGCGTTGGAATGCCCGGCCTTTTACCGCCGTCCATCATGTCCCCGCCGTCGCCCAGATCGAACAGAGACGGAACCGGAAAACCGGGATTGGGAAGGTCTGAATAGTCGGGCATATATCAGAGCACGGTAAGCGTGACCTGAGCCGTGTTCGTTGTCCCGGTCGCGTTCTGAACGGAACACAGCACCAAATAACTGCTGGGCGAATTGCTGGCTGGGGTAATCTTCAAGCTCGTCGGGCTGACAAGCGCGTATTGTCCGGCCCCATTGTTGCTCGTGTTGCTAACATTCGTGACCCAGGAAACGCCATTGTTCACCGCCCATCCGTACGTTAATTCGCTTTCAGAGTTTGCCGCCGTATTGAACGTCGCATAATTGCCGGCCCCAGCCACAATGCTCAGCGCTTGTGGTTGAAGAACTATGAGCGGAGAATAAGACAGTCCGGGCGCTTGTCCGATTACAATAGAAGCAAGGTCAGCAAGCGGTATTGCAACCGTAGTGGTTCCCCTTTTGGTTAGTAGAAAATTGTCTGTGAGTTGCCAGTTGCGGTAAAATCCAGCGTT